ATGAATATTACCTTCCACTTCGAGCTGAACAGCTATGTCCGGAAGGATGGCACAAAAAATGTCATGCTCCGGATCACACAAAACAAAAAACTCAAACGCGAATCAACGGGAATAAGCGTTTTAGAACGCGACTGGAATCCGGAAAAAGAGGAAGTCAGGCGAACCGATAAACAGGCTGCGCAGAAAAATTCAGTGCTCAAAGCTAAGAAATTGGAGTTTGAGCAGGCATATATGAAAACAACGATTGCAGGCCGTATTTCGACACCACACGAACTCCTCAAAAAGGTTAAGAAACAGATCCTGGGCGACAGCTTCTTTAACTTTGCGTACGCCCATATTGCCGAGCTTGACAGCGCTGCGTCCAGAGCAGGGCAAACCTCAGTTATCAAGAAGCTAAAAGATTACCTAAAACAGGAAGATCTACGTTTTGGCGAAATCGACCACGTTTTCTTGAACCGGTACCGCCAACATCTTGTGAAACTTGGCAATGGTGCCAATACGATTCAATCCAATTTTTCCAAACTGCGGGGTATATATAATGAAGCGGTTGAGTCCGGACAGTTTCAGCCTGAATCAGGTAATCCATTTGACATGATCCGGCTCAAAAAGCAGCGGTCCAGCCGGGTTAAGCTCAGCAAAGAGGAGATTGAAATTCTCTACAAACACGAGGTACGGGAAGGGATTAATGCCTTTCACGCCAAAAACATATTTCTTTTCTCCTTCTATATGCAGGGAGTTCGTTTCGCGGACGTAATACAAATTACCTGGGCGCAGATCAGCAATGACCGTTTCTTCTATGTTGCGCGCAAAACGGGTAAGGGTAGGAGTATTCTTCTGCACAAACGAGCTGCTGAAATTTTGGATTATTACCGGATTCCAGGACAAAAACCCACCGACTATGTTTTCCCTTTATTGAAAGGAAAGACGCCAGATCGGTACACCCAGGACGAATGGTTTAAGATCACATCGAGGCTGAATTCCATTGTTACGAAAAACCTAAAAAAAATCGCAACGAATGCAGGCTTAAAACCTTTTTCCATGCACGTGGCCAGGCATAGTTTTGCTGAAATCGCCCGGCAAGAATCGCGCGATGTTTATGCCGTGAGCGAAGCACTCGACCATTCGAGCGTAAGCGTTACGGAAAATTATTTTGCAGCTGCTGAGCGAGCCGAAAATGATGCGTTCGCAAAACTTGTATACGGTACGGATGAAGAAAAATAGCCTAAAAAAAACTGAGGGACACGCATGTCCCTCAGTTTGTGTGTGTAGTCCTATAAGGTACGATTAAAGCCGCTTAAAACGCATCGCGTAATTTCAATTCCATAGGGTACGATTGCCTGAAACAAATGTAGTCTATTTTTCAGTACGCAGCTACTACCTCCCACCAAACATCTTCCCCGGCTTTAATCGCTTTAACGATCGCGTCCAGTACCGGATCAAAACACAGTTTACTGCGGACGACCATAAATTCACCCTTGCTGTCCTTCCGCCAGCTGAGCCCAGGGATCGGACAGCCTTCGGTGTCGTGGATCCAGTTGCCGGGGTGCAGCATGATGTACTGAAAGCCGGGCACGTCCATGATCCAGGGTAGTACGCGCCGAAATTTGGGCGAATAGCGCAGCTGCACCTTATATAGACCGGTCGGGATTGCCGTGTGCGAGTGGACTTTTGTCGCCAGTAAATTGCCCAAAGGCATGTCGGCCGTCAAATCTCGGTCGGTGTCTTCGACAATGAAACCTTGTTTGATGCCATCTAAAAAAAATTCCGAAAGGGTGCTGTTTGGCCCCTTCCGGATACGGTTATGAACAATTTTCATACGCTTTTTGGAAATTTTAGTACGCTTTTTGGAATTTTGCTCAGGCTTCCGGCTTTTTGGTGCCAGCCGGTAGGTAGGCTTTTAGGTAGTCCCAGCCCAGCAGCAGAATCGTTTTCTTGCCGATTGCGGCATAATTCTCCTGCACCGACCAGTACTCAGCGGCCATCATGGCCACTAGGGCCGCATACTCGAAGGCGTGAAAAACGGTCACTTCTACATTCTGTACCTGAAAATGCGCGAGCCCGTGCAGGGCGCCAAGGGTAGTGATGTAGTAGCCAATCTTGCTGAAAGTCTTATCCTTGAAGACCTTAGCACTCGGAGCCGGATTTTTAGCAGGGTCCAGCTCATGTAGAAACCGCACCTTCTTAATGCCCGAATAGCCGTCGTAGGCAATCATCAGTACCAGGTAGATCAGGTATTTGAAGTCCGAGAAAATATAGATTTCGACGAACTCAATCATCCAGCCACCCAGCCCGATCAGGAGCGCGAGGGTGGTGGTCCAAGGATTTTCTACGAGGAAAATGCAGTAGTGCTTTCCTGCCAGAAAAATGTTTTCAAAGTAATTTCTCATGTCAGCATTAATGTTAGAGCGGTACCAGGAAGCCAAGCACGAACCCTTCGAGTCGGCCAAGCCAGCGTGCTTTTTTTCGTTTTTTTCTTTCGGCTGCAAGGGCAGTATCATGCCGCTGCGCTTCGACGTATCGTTGTAGGCGTTCGAGTCGAAGACTATTTCGGAGCGCCGTATTTTCTTCGCTAAGGTGTTCATAGGCAAATTGTAGCTTACGGTGAATCGGTTTCAGGCTTTGGTACAACAGGAGGCTGTCGAGCAGCGCGGCTTCGTAGGCTGTCGAGAACGTCTTGCTGTACGGCTGCGCGCAGGCTGTCCCGCTCACGAGCCACAGAAGGATCAGCCCCCCAAATGCGCTCAGCCAGGCTGTCGCGCCGGGCCGTCGCTTTCGTATATTCTGCATAGTAGTAGGTAGCTTTTTCATGTGCAATACGTGCGTTTTCTGCTTCAATCAACAGGCTGTCGGCGGTGGTAGTAGGGGTAGCGGGGCTTGGTTTCAGTAGGTGAATGAGTATCGCCCCTAGGAGTGCCGTTAAGGCAAAAGCCCCAAAAAAAAGCCCGGACCAATCGAAACTTCTTGAAGTTTTACTCATATCAGTTCCGGCCCGATGCTCCCCAAAACTCATCATCGACAGGTTTCAGAAAGTTGTTGCCTGTCCAGTGCGGGGCAAATATCTCCTGTCCTTGCCAGTAGGCGGGGGTGATGGAGACCTCCGTCACCGGTCGATTGGGCCGAACATAGGGCTTGCCGATGTACTTTTCAGACAAGTAGCGCAAGTGCGGCTCCATGCCCCGTATTTCTGCCGGACAGTACGACATACTCAGGTGAATCACCTGTACGCCATTCGAGTAGCTCTTCTCAAACTCACGCTCCAACTGTCCCAAATTTATACCGGTGCAATACCCATCACTCGACAGATCGAAGGGGTCATACTCGTTCATGCTTATCTTTCCCATGCCAAGATTCACCGCATTCACGAGCAGCTTTCGGCTATTGTCCCAGCGGTCGTTCCCGTCCGTGCCAAACATTCCATCGGCAGTCCTGGCCTGACTAGCAAAATTTGCGTGCAGGTACCAGGCGTTTTGGGGTGATCCGGCGTCTGGATAGGAATACACAGACAGCACTTTCCCTCCGGAACCATCTTTAACTGCCCTGGTGAAATTATCGAAATAGCGGGTGAGCGTGAGTGAAATGAAACGGGCGAAATCCTTCCCCGCCTCATTGCCCATTTCCAGACCAGCTCCACCGTCCCATTCTGAAATAATGGGACGCTCGTAGGGTCGGTTTTTGGCTTGCCGAAATGCCCGGAAACCGTCTTGAAAAACAGGCTCAAAGCCCGTAATTTCTTTTGGTCCACCCAAGCCCTCGCCGATCACCGGGTTTGTAAATTCTTCGGCAGTAGCCGTGCCTATGCTTAGGTAATAGGCTCCTTCGTAGGTGTTCAACTCTCGCGATAGCTCCTGGACTGCGTTATAGATTTTGGCGTTCACGACATCCGATGCCAGCGAACCCATTCGGGTGTTCCCATCGAACTGATGCTGCTTGCCCCGGTGCCCGGTTACGTAGTGACCTTCCGGAATAAAATTGTCGCCTTGTTTGCGCCACGGCCAAAACAACACCGAGAGCTTCAATCCTCGCTCTCGGCAGTAGACAATTATTTTTTGCAGCCCTTGCCTGGTGAAGTTATCCGGCGTTGGTTCCCACTCGTTCCAGCGGATGTTTAGCCGAATGCCGGTAATGCCATAGCCCCATTCGTATCGAAAAGCTTCAATTCGCTCGGGCCAGTCGTGATGCAGACCATTAGGCGCGGTGGGTTCGTAGCCGAAACCGGTCAGGTTCATGAATAGCTCGTAATTGCCCTTCGATTGTTGGTTGGGAGTTAAAACCGGGGCAGGCGTCACCGCCCCGGTTTCTTTAATCGGTATCGTGAATTCCCTGCTCGACATGCCCTGACACGTACTTCCAAACAGCCTGAGTGTGTAGGAGCCGGGCGGTAAGGCGTCGAAAGTTAGGGGTAGGGTGTTGGATTTTGGCTCGATGGTACCAGACCGCTGCACAGTGGATCCACTAAGGATCTGGAACGTAATGCCGAACACATTTTGGCCGTGAAAGACTGCGCTAAGGCTGGAAGTCGTGATATTGGTTATAGTACGTATTTCCGGTCCCGCATCGCAGGGTTTCAGGATCGGTACCTGGTCAACAACTACCGGAGGAGTAACGACGATCGGCGGGGTAGTTACGGGAATATTCCCGATACTCGTACGGTTGGCTTTAACGACCGAATCCACATAGGCTTCCGTCGCCACCTTGCCCGATCGGGGAAAGGTGATGGTACTTTGCGCCAGTCCGGGCGGCTCAAAAAGTAGGGTGAGAAACCCTATCAACAGGAAAAGAAATTGTTTCATGGCTACTAGATTTTTTTGAATTTGTTCGGTTCAAAAATCGCTAGTAGCCAGGCTTTTCAGTAGGACGATATTTTAACGGCGCCAGACATCAAGCGTGCTGTATCCCGACAGCGGGAGCCTGGCCTTAATGGCCGAAATGAAGTAGTCGAGCCCGCGTACGTGCACGGCCACTTCCTGCCCTGCGGTGCGGTGAAAGTCGAGCCGGGCCAGTTGGTTGGCCGTAAGCGCTACCAGCAGCGTGACGGGGAATGTCCGGAGGCGAAATTCCTCGTAGCGTTTCCAATACTTTTCGCGCAGATTGTTGGGGCCCGCAAAGCTCAGGCTTGTGCTGCCGTAGCTGCTACTTGCCCTGGGCACATTGTCTATCATGCCTTCCCAAAACAATAGGCGTGGCCGAAACTTCTTATCCATTTGGGCCGTCAGCGGCGTGATGCCCAGCTGCTCCGCTTTGGGTAGGCCAGTAGCGCCGTCCATTACGAGTGTAGAAAACTTTCCCTTTAATGGGAAAAGGGTAGCGGTCGAGTATCCGGGAGCGGTGTATTTGGCCACGGCAGCCGGTATGGTTTTCATCAAACCGTCGTCCGTGTCGAGTTCCCAATCCAGTTCCAGTCGGCGGTTATTCAGATTGCCGGGGTAGATGCTCGGTTGGGTGGCCGTTGTTAGGTTTAGCCTGGTAGGAGTGGCCAGCTTGTTTTCGGTATAGTCGAGCGTAACGGTGCGCTTGTGTACATCGAAAAAAGCGGATAGCCCAAACGGCGGCAGCGTGAGCGATAGCAGGAGCGTGCGCGGCGTGAGCTCGGCGGGCAGGTGGTTGCGATAGTCCAGGACGGTAGCTCCTTCCAGGGCAAAGGTGTTGTAGATCAATAGGCGCTGCGCGTCGGGATCGTCCATGAATTGCCCACGAAGTGAGAAACCGCATAGCTCACCCAGCTTGCGAAGTACCCAATGGAGGTTCAGCATGGGTACTTTCGGCGAACCGGCCACATAACCGGTACCTGCCAGATATTCGTTTACTTTTCCAGAAAAACCGGCCACGACGTTGGTGCCGTAGAACTGCGCGTTCAGGATCGTGGGCAAGGTATAGACCGTTTGGCCGGCCACGATTTTCTCCGGAGAAATATCCTTGTGATCAGCTGGCAGAGCTTCGGTACCAAAGTCGATGTCAGTAAGGGGTACATCACGCAAATCGCCAAAGAAATCGCCCAGGTTGCTGCCAAAGGTGATTTCGTAGCCGGTAGCCTTTACGCTTTCCAGAAATACCACGCCTTGCTCGATCATGTCGCCATCGGCATATTGCTGTGCCGAATATTTTCGCGGTTCCCAGAGTGCCTGCGGATCCGCAGCATATTGAAAAATGCGGTTGTTGGTTGGCGAGAAAGGCACCGTGAACCGGTACACCTTCGAGCCCGTAATGCTGCCAAACTCGAACATGGGATTGTAGCGTTCGAGCGTAAAGGCCATGCCCGGCGAGAGATCCAGTGACCTGCCGTCGAGCTTGATTTCAATTCGTTTTTTCATTCTGCTTATAAGTTATTTTTTCCACCCATCGACGCTGCGTCTGCTGCCCGGTTGCCCGCAGCTGCCGCTTGCCAACCTGCCTGCGCGGCAGACTCGGAACCATTTGCTGCACGGTTGGTAGCGTTGATCAGCTGATCAATTTTCCCGGCCATGTCTTTGGTGGTATTGTTGAGAGCCGTAATAGCCTGAACGGTCAGATGGGTATTTTTGGCAATACTGTCCATCATCGACTGACTTTTCTGGATCTGGGCATTGGTAACACCATCAATGCTTGCTCCCTCCGATCCGTCCGGGTAGTCGTTGCCATTGTAGCCGCTTTCATCGTAGCTACCCTCGCCAAAATCAAGGTTGGTGTCGTACTCACCGCCATAGTCACCACCATAATCACCACCATCGCTACCCCCCATATCGCTGTAATCGTAGTTCATGTAGGATTCGAGTTCAGCTTTGGCGGCCTGGTCGGCGTCGTACTGCTCCTGCATTTTTTTGTCGTATGCCTTTCGTTTTTTGGAGCCAAAAAGGTACATCTGCCCGGCCTGAATAGGTTCGATAAAGTCCTGATAGTCGCCCATCATCGTGCCATTTTCGGCAAAGACCGGGGCACCATTGCGGTGCAGGGAACTGTACAAGAGCTTGTCAATCACCTTGCCGTTGTTCTTGTACGTGTTTCGGCTCAGGATCATGATCGGCTCACCACCTTCCATTTCTCCCTTTTCTTCACCGGTTTCCCGATCAACGAGCGCAATACCCGACCGCCCATAGGAGCTGCCATGCCGTGGACCGTCAGGCACACCGGCATTCTGGATTTTTCCACCCTGGGCAAAGCTCGGCGGTTGTTGCCGCTTGATCATCCCGATTTGGATAGCAGCTGCTGCCGCTGCACCGGCCACGCCCACAAGACCGAGTGGCCAGCCCATAGTAGCCAACGATTTTAGGGCAGCGGCGGCGGCGTTCACGATAGCCATCGCAATTTGCCCAGCCTGGTCGCGCTTCCACGCTTTCATCTTCAAATCTTTTTCCTTGGCATCGGCCTGTTGGTTGATGCCTTCCACACCCGACTCGTAGGTGGCCTTATCAATCAAGCCCTTTTGATACTGCTGTTGGAGCTTTTTGATTTTATCGTCCCGCTCCTTATTGTTCCGGTTGATCTGCGAAGTAAGGTAGGCTTCATTAAGCCCCATCATTATTTCTAGGGAGCCTTTCACGATATTCAGGATTTCCTGCGCCTTGCCGGTCCAGTTTTGAAGGCGCTCGTCATTCATCGCCTTTTCGTTTTTCAGCTTCTGGGTCACGTAGTTGCTGAAAAGATCGAAATCACCTTTCAACAAGCTCTTGATCGCATCGAAAAAGCTGTTCTGATTTTCTAGACGTTCGGCAGTAGCCTTGCGCATGGCGTCGGTGGTGCGGGCCAGGTGGGCGTTGTTGGCGGCTTCGGTGTCGGTGATCAGCTTGGCGTCAATCTGCCGGATAGTCGCATCAAGGTTGTTTTTGATCTCGCGTTTTTTGGCATCGTCGTCACCGGCGAGAGCCATCAGCTGGGCACTCGTTTCGCGGGCTCGTTGGCGTTCGAGTTCGGCGGTACGCTCAATGCGCTCGATCTCCATTTGGTGTTCGAGGGCAATGAGGTCCAATTTTAGTTTCTGGCGCTGATTGGTAGTAAGGGTTTCGTCTTTCAAAGCCTGTTCCAATACGGCCTTGGTAGCTGCTTTCGACTCGGCGTTGTATTTTTCGTTCGCGGCGTTTTTGTCGGCCAGAAGCTTGGCGTCAATCTGCCGGGTGGTGGCATCCAGATCCGCAGCAATTTGCCGTTTTTTTACATCGTCATCACCCGCCATTTTCATCAGTTGCAGGCTGGTAGCAATGGCCGTATCCCGTTCATTTTTGGCCGTTAGCTCAATTCGATTAATCTCGTTCGTCCGGACGAGTTCAATCAAATCAAGTTTCAACTTCTGCTTTTGGGCGGTCGTCAGCGTTTCATTTTCAAGAGCGTGCTTCAAGACTTTCTCGGTCGAAGCCATCGACTCGGCGTTGTACTTTTCGTTCGCAAGGTTTTTGTCGGCCAACAATTTGGCGTCAATGCTGCGGGTAGTAGCATCGAGATCGGCGGCAATCTGCCGTTTTTTTACATCGTCATCGCCCGCAAGCTTCATCAGCTGCGTGCTCGTTTCGATGGCCTTTGCCCGCTCCTTGGCGGCGGTCTGATCAATGCGGTCGAACGTATGCTGCCTTTCGAGTTCGATCAGGTCCAGTTTTAGCTTCTGCCGATCAAGTATTGTTAATTTTTCGTTGGTCAGGGCATATTCCAGCACGGCCTTCGTAGTGGCATATTCGCGCGTGAGCCGCTCGGTGCGCAGCTGCTCTTCGAGCTTCGCCATTTCGGTCAGCTTCTTCTGCTCTTCGAGTGCCTTTTTGGTGCGGGCATCTTCTTCAAGCTTTTCTGTATCGGCCTTGAACTTTGCGCGCAGGGCAATTTCGTAGTTTACTTTCGTGAGGTCGTCGGCCTTGGATTTGGCATTGGCCGCCAGCTTTTCGTTTAGTTCGAAAGCCAACTGGGCTTTTTTGCGCGCGGTTTCGTCGGTAATGGCGGCAATAAGCATCTGCTCAATGGCCTTGTTGGCGGTAGCGTTGGCAGCGGTCTTTTCGGCAGCTGCTTTCTCGGCAGCGGCTTTGGCCCGGGCGATGTCTTCCGCACGCATTTTGGCATTGTCTGCCGCCTTGGAGTTGATCGCTTTCAGGTTTTCGCCGGTCTGCGTTTTAGATTCATCTTCGGCAGCTTTCTTCACCCTGGCGGCGTCTTCGGCGTGTTTTTGCGTGTTGAGAGTGGTCTGCTTTTTCTGTCCTTCGACCTGCTCCGACACAAACGCATCCTGAAAGGACTTGGAAATTTTCTTTCCTGCATCGCTAAAAACCTTGCCCGCTTCGATGAAGCCGTCAGGCGTGATGGATTTCAGAAAGCTCGTAACTTTGGAAACGTTCGTCTGGATCCAGTCGAAAAAGTTATTGATGGATTGCTTCACGATGCCAAACCCGCCCGTGATGAAATCGAAGGCCGGTTGCATGGCCTGGCCAATGGATTGCCCTACGCTGGAAACTCGTGTGTACAATCCGCCGAAAAATTCGGTTGCTGCTACGACTTTTTCACCGACCCATCCCAACAATTCGATTAGTCCATTGAAAACGAGTTTCCCAATTTCACCAACGAGCGTAAAGCCTGCCGACACAAACGGCAGCTTGTCGAGCAATTCGCTGAATCCTTTGCCTACTGCCTGAGCAACATCCACAATGACCTGAATCCCGGTTTTGAGCGCTTCCCATACGCCGGTAATTACACCACGAACGGTTTCCGAGTTATTGTATAGGGTAATAAAACCACCAACCAGTAAGGCTACGGCGGCCACCACTGCGCCGATCGGGTTGGCGCTCATGGCGGTATTCAATGCCCATTGCGCCACAGTGCCCGCTTCGGTCCAGATCAACCGGCCTTTTTCGGCGGCTGCGAGGGCGATCGTCGATGCGGCTGCTGCTATGTTGGCGGTATTGAGCGATACCAGGGCAACGCCCAGGGCAATGAAGGCAGCCCGGTTTTCGGAAATGAATTCAGGAATGGCAATAAGCGCCTTCCCGAATGCCACCACGGCCTGAATCACGGCTTCCAGTGCCGGAATTCCTGTTTCCAGCATGGTATCGTAAAACAGATTCAGGGCAGGAGCAAGGATCTCGCCTAGTTTCAAGGCGCTGTTTCCGAAAGCTACGTCCAGTTGCTTTTGCTTAAATTCAAGCGTTTCGTTGTTGACAGCGGCCATTTTGTAGGCGGCGTCAGTACCGGTGAGCGCTTCGGTAAATTCTACGACCTGCCCCCGGTGCGTCATCAGGTGTTGAGCGGCCACCACGTTTTCGGTGCCGAACATCTTTGCCAGCTCGGCGGTAGTTAAGTTTTGGGCAGCCAGGTTATCCAGCGATTTTTCCAAACCCACCACCTGGGGGTTCAGGTCCTCGGTCGATGACATCAATTTGATAAGCATGTTCCGGAACATGGTACCGGCCTGCTCTCCTTTAATGTTTATGGTCGAGAGCGATTGCAGGGCACCGTTTGTTTCCTCGAAAGAGACATTCGCCGCATTGGCTACGGTACCGGAGGCTTTAAGCGCTCCGGTCATATCGACAATTTCGGCAGAACCAACCTGCGCACCTGCGGCGATGGCATTGATGAATCGACCGGCATCCGAGGCCGGCGCGTTGAATTGGTTGAGTGCTCCGGCCATCAGTTCCGTAGCCGGCGCGAGCTCGATCTTACCGGCCTGACTCAGGATAATGGCTTCTTTAGTGACAGCTGCCAGCGCTTCGGCGTTTTCGGTCAGGTCCGATTTTGCGGAGCCCATCATCTGGTACGCGGCCAACATTTCGTCGGCGGTTTTGCCTACCTCCGGGCCCAACTCTTTGGCCTTGGTTTTCAGGAGTTCAAGTTCCGAGCCGATTATATTCGTATTGGCAGAAAGTTCTTTGGCGGCAGCGTCGTACTTCGTGAAATTCTCGACGGCTTCACCCACAAACCGCATGATCATTTGGCCGGCTTCGTAAATAGCAGTTACCACGAACGCCCCAATGATCCACTCCTTAATCCGGCCCCAGGTGCCCTGGGTTTTCTCGCCTTCTTCGGCCACGGCCCGGACGTCACTTCTAACCGATGCGAGTCGGGTATTGACCTGTTGGAGCTCCTCGGTTTTTTTGATGTAGTCGTCGGTACCTGGCGTAAGGTCCTTAATTTCCTTGCCCAGCTGTCGGGCATAGCCTTCCAATTGTCGGACGGTCATGCCTGCCTGACCCATCGTCTCCCGGACCTGCTTGATTTCTTCTTCGAGAGCCTTAATGTCTTGTTTCGATTCAGCCCATTCTTTGGTACCACGGGTTAGCTCCTTTTGGGCTTCCTTGGTTTCGTAGAGCTTCTTTTCGAGTTCACCGAGTGCGTTCAGGGCGGGTTTCCCGTTTATGTCGAGATTCCAGACCGAGTTTTCAACTTGTTGCATCTTATACAGAAAAAGGTACGCTACTAAGTTGCAGCGTACCTTTTGTATGGAGTAGGACGAGAAAAATGGTGGCTTATCTGTTGCCTTTTGCCCGGTTATGAGTTTTACACAGCATTTCACAGTTTTTTGCATCAGTAGAACCACCTTTGCTCCATGCGGTCACGTGGTCGGCATCCATATCGCCCAAGCTCCAAATCTTGGTCTTGTTGGCATCATGGCCAATGGCGCAAAGGGGGCAGTTGGAAACGCCATTCTTTTCAGCTTTGGCTTTCTGCTGAGCGTAGACAGCTTTTTTTGTCGAATCTTCAAAGATTCGAATGTCAAGTAATTTTGCATCAATCGAGCCACCAAGGATATATTCAAAAACTCCTTTACGGCTTTTGACCGATGGATCTCCATAAAGCTTTTTTACTTCGGCAGAAACCTTTTTGGGGTCATAGGCTTTTTTGTGGTAGGTTTCGTATAACCGGCCCCACTCCAACCCGCACATTTCCCGTTCTACGTCAATAAATAATGTGGAAGCCCAATCAATTACACTGTTGAAATAATTTTTCAACTCCCTGATATCATTGTCAAAGCGATGACGACTCATGTAATCTACAATATTGCCTTTGCTTACCCAGTTAAGAGCACATTCCAGATAGTCTTGCCGATTGACAGTGCCCTTGATGTAGGCCGCACGTTTTTGGTTCATGGCGTTTTGTGAATTACTGAACTCCTCTTTGCAAAGTGTCACAAAGGGGCCAGAAAAAACCGCGTTGTTCAGCTCCTGTTCGTTCAGCGGAACGCCAGCAATGTTGATGGTGCGAAACCATTCCTTTATCTCAAATTCTTCTCCTTCACACTCGTAGATTAGTAGTTTGGCGTCAAGTATCTTCTGGCGCTTCTCGGCGGCGATACTGCTAAAATACTGCTCCATGCCGTGTTCATCCTTTACCGCAAATTTATTGGTAACATACCGGCCGATACTGGTAATACGCTGTTGCCCATCGAGTACTTCAAGATTTTCATCATCAATTTTGTTGAAGTAGATCAACCCCAAAGGGTAGCCTTTGAGAATGGATTGGATCACGGCTACATCCCTTTTGCCATCAGCATAGATGTAGTTGCGCTGGTATTCGGGCTGGATGGTGAGCTTGCCGGATAGTCCAAAAAGGCCCTTGCCTTCCAATTCGTTGTAGACAAAGCCTTCGCAGATTTCTTTAACAGTGATATCAGTTTTGAGGGTGGTTTTCATTTATTTGCAATTTTATGTCTAATGAAGATCCTGTCATAAGTCCTTCTACCATTGACGATGGAGCATCCCCCTCTATCATCCGGGTGAACAATATACCCGAGTTGTTGTAAAACTTTTTTTGGAGCTGACGCTCGGGTGTTACCACTTGCTTGCCAAACTATTTCAAATTGTTCAGGAGAATATTTATCCAGAAAACTAATTGGAACTCCCATTAAACCAGTGTAATCACTTGGTATGGCGTCAGTAAATGGAACTTCAATAGCATCATAATTCTCGTAACGCTCATAGACATCGCTACTATTTTTAACCTTCTTATTAAATCTCAGGTTATCCGCTAATGTCATTAACTGCATAGGCTGATGGCGCCTGCCATGATCAAGGTTAGTGAACCAACAAACATTTCTGAATTTTACTAATCCGGTTTCTTGATTATAAACGCCCTCACCGTATTCTTCTGCAAATGGTGTGGAAAAGAAAGCATTACCCGCTTGAAACCCGTTTCCAAGCCACATTTTATTCTCCATTATTAGCGGAAATACCTCTTTGTACTTAATGGCATTCATATTCCCAATAATTACGAATTGTTTATCACCTTCTACAATCCAGGATAAAAAATCTCGAAATAGAGAGAAAGGTGGATTGGTAATGATAAAATCGGCTTCATCGCGCAGTTTTTTGACCTCCTTACTATTGAAATCGCCGTCGCCTTTCAAATACTGCCATTCCAGATCATTCACATCAATTTTTCCATCACCCAATAGATCATGAGTAAGAGAAAAAATCTTACCATTTTTGGTAGTCTTGCTTTTGTCAAATTGCGGAGCGCTTTCTTCGAACATGGTAACCTGATAGCCTGTTTTGTAATGCTTGCTTTCAACGGCGTAGCTGGTACTGATGAGTTTCTTTAAGCCAATACTCTCGAAGTTTTGGGCAAAGAACTTGGTGAAGTTGCTCCATTCGGGGTCGTCGCAAGGCAGTAGGATGGTTTTGCCACGGAAGACATCAGGGTCGAAATCAAGATAGGCGTTGATTTCTTTTTCGATGTCGTGGTATTGTGTGTAGAACTCGTCGTTTTTTGCATTTTTTGCTTTGCTTAAATTGATGTTAGCCATGGTCTGGTGAACTCGAAAATTTTAAGATTAATGCTACTATTACAGATGAACTGCAATATAGGCATGATCGTGAATTAAATATGGTGATATCGGTTTTGAGGGTGGTTTTCATTTTATTCTGTTAACTTTTTACTCTTGATTAAAAGGCGTGCGTATACAGGTACAATTTCATCGTTAGTTTTTATGGTAGCCCGTCTGTTTAAATCACTAAATTTTGAGCTATCCTTACGAGTATAAATCTTAGTTCTAAAAGCATTGTCAGCTTCTCTATCTGTAATTCCTACAATTTCAAACTGCTCAGGGGAATATTTATCCAGGAAACTTATCGGCACACCCATTACTCCATCAAAGTCATTTGGAATAGCGTCTGTAAAGGGTACATCAATAGCATCGTAGTTGTCGTACTGATCATACTTTTCTTTTCCCTTTAACTTCTTGTTAAACCTCAGGTTATCTGCCATGGTCATTAGTTGCAACGGCTGGTGACGCCTGCCGTGATCAATTGTTGTAAACCAGCAGGAATTTCCAAGTCTTGTATAATCACCTACATAGCCCAAGCGAGCAGCCTTTTGTTTATCCTTCTCATCAACCTCTGTCCCTTTTGGAACTGCAAAAACCATATCATTACCATTACCGGTTGCACCAAGCCACATCTTATTCTTTTTAATCAGCGGAAAGACTTCCTTGTAGGTAATGGCATTCATATTGCCGATAATCACAAACTGCTTTCCAGCCCTAACAATCCAGGATAAAAAATCGCGAAAGAGAGAAAAGGGAGGATTGGTAATGATGATATCGGCTTCATCGCGGAGTTTCTTAACCTCCTCACTATTGAAATCGCCGTCGCCATCCAGGTATTGCCATACCAGATCATTTACATCCACTTTACTATCACCTGATTGGTCACGGGTAAGGGTGAATATCTTTCCGTTTTTTGTGGCTTTGGTTTTGTCGTATTGAGGGGCGTTTTGCTCAAACATCGTGATTTGATACCCTGTTTTGTAATGCCTGCTTTCAACGGCGTAGCTGGTACTGATGAGTTTCTTTATGCCAAAGCGCTCGAAGTTTTGGGCAAAGAACTTGGTGAAGTTGCTCCATTCCGGATCGTCGCAGGGCAGTAGGATGGTTTTGCCACGAAAGACATCGGGGTCGAAATCAAGATAGGCGTTGATTTCTTTTTCGATGTCGTGGTATTGTGTGTAGAACTCGTCGTTTTTTGCATTTTTTGCTTTGCTTAAATTGATGTTAGCCATGGTCTGGTGAACTCGAAAATTTTAAGATTAATGCTACTATTACAGATGAACTGCAATATAGGTCATGATCGTGAATTAAAGCCTACCGTATCTTTCAATTACTCAGCCCCACCATTCATCTTTCTCATAAAATGGTTTTTCGTAGTAGTCTTTCAAGGCCTGCATCATTTCAGGAGGCAGTTTCTCCATCAGATATTTCGCAATATCATTGTAGATATCGGCCTTATTCAGATTATAGAAAGGGTTTTTCGAGCGTTTCAGGGTATTCATTTGCTGCATGCTGCGCCCGATCGCGTAGGCAATGCGGGTTTTGGCACGCTCAGCGGTAGGCACAGCACGCCGTTTCGTGTTGATGTAATAGCCTGGCACGAATAGTGTCACATCCTTGCCACTAATCGTGACAGACTCATTGTTGATGAATTTCTCTACACCGACCGCTTCCACGAACTCTACCAGGGCATCGACCTTCGGGAAGTTGGCGAAGGAAAGTTTTCGCATGTCCTTAAATCGACCATAACCCCGCATGCCCATACGGAAATGTACTTCCAGTTGTCCGGCCACAAAGGTTCGCTCGGAATAGATGGAGCGTTTCAGTTCCTCGGTCAGGATCAGGCCAGCGTTTTCCATCGAGGTACGCATCTGCCGCACCCCCTCTGTGAAAATGTGGTCGCAGACTTCAACGACTTCGTTTTCGAACTTCCGCAGGATTTCTTCTTCAATGGCCATTACTCAAGAAACAAATAGTGATTGATTGGAATCGTGACGTCGATGTCGATAAGCCAGCCTTGCACGGTTGCGTTGGCAATGCTGCCAATGGGCAATAGGCGGTCCTGATGGAGGGAGATTTCGAGCTCGTCGCTTGCGGTGCTATTGGCAGCGGCGTACTCGGCACAGCTGCGGATGAAGCCAATCACGGCCAGCATTTTCAGCCAGGTGCGGTTGCGGACTGCGAGCTTTACGGCGGCTGTGCGGGCACCACCTCCCATTTTTTCGAGCACCATTAGGGTGCAGGCAAAGGTGGCACGGGTAAGGCCGGTATCGTTGTCGGTCAGGGGCGTTTCGGCAATTTGGGCGGTCATGATCATATCGCCGGGAAGAACAGACTTTTCAAAAATGTGCTGCACCTCCTGCACCCCTTCTTCACCCGACGAGACCAGGTGATAGGAAGAAAAAACGACCTTCGTGGCCACGGCGTCGTAAAAGTCATTCAGCGTGAGCAGGTCGGTAATATGTAAGGGAGCGGGTAGATTAGGCATTTTCAGAGTCGTTAATTAGTTCCTGATTGTGAAGCACATCGTCGAGCATACTAGCCCAAACCAGGTGCGCGGGCTGTTTGCAGACCATATCGAAGTTTCCGAAGTGCCCTTCCTTCGCGATATTTTTCAGTAGCATGATCCAGCCACGCCCGTCCGGGTAGCGGGGTTCGAGTGTGCCGGAGCCGCCAAAAACCTGCTCGTATTGTGTCAGGAAGGCTTTTGCCGATCGCTCGAAATAATCGAACAGAGCGAGCTTCGACATTTCGCTAAGCGAGCTGAGAGCGATTGCGCGGTCGGCAGTGCGGGCTTCGTTGTACAGCTCCCGCAGGTCACCGTCCCACTCGTCCGACTCACGAAAGTGAAACAAATCTTTCCGCTCCGGGCGGCAAAGCGTGGCCAATATACGCTCGTAGGCGGTCAGGTCCGGTTCGTCGGGGTCAGAGAAAGCAACGTAGTCCATCAGCGCCAGGCTAAGTTCCAGCGCCTTGGTGTCCTCGAAGTTGGGGCCAAAAACGTAATATTTCTCGTCCATGTGTAAGAAATGCTCACAAGGCCGGGCCGTAGGAGGTGTCCATATCCAATCAAAGGCTTTTTGCAAAGCTTCCCATTGTAACAGATCCAGCTGCCACTTTTCCCATTCGTCGGCAGGAACTTGGAGCCACATTTGCGCAGCAAGTACCTGCATGTCGGGCGTTCGGTCTTCGGCGGGCACCCGGCCAAAGGCAACGAGTGCGCCCCACTGTTCGAGGGAGCATTCTTCCCAGCGCTCAGGCGCTTTGTAGGTTTTGTTTCTGTATCGAATCAGGTTCATGGTGCTTCGGTTACGATAATTTCTATTTCAGGATCTTCCCAATTTATGGCTACGTTGGCAAATCGGTAGGTTTGGGGTTTGTTCAGTACCGGCGAAGTCAGGCCCTTGGAAGGGATCGTGATAATCACCGGCCGGCGCGAAATAAATATGATGTAGGTTAGTTTCAGGTCGATATTATAAACACCGGCGTCCATCGGACTAGCAGCAAAAACCTTTGCTGTAAAGGGGTCTCGTGCAGGTATTTTAGAAACAGAATTTGCCAGTACCTGGATGGAAGGGTAATAGATATAACTAACCGGTCCGGAAACGACCTGTACCAAAGAAAGGGGAATAGGTGTAGTAGAAATACAAACGGCGTTCGTATCTGCATTTGCCTGAGTATCCATAGCCAATGCGGCAGCAAGCGCCTTAGCGTTTGCATCTGCCTGACTGATTTCAGAACCGTAACTTTCGGCTGCAATGGTTATATTCCAGGAACCTCCGATGAATCCAACCGAACAACCAGACTTTTTCTTTTGCGATACATACACCACTTCCTCCGAAAAGAAAGGCGTTGTTTCCAAATCGCAATCTTCCGTTTCCCAGGGCGGAATGTATCCATCGGCTCCGGGAGCATTAACCGAAGTAACGAGAGGGCGTACATTTTCGCCACTATCCAAATAGTATTTTACGAGAGCATTCACAATACGTCGGCCTGTACGCAGACCATTCGCGCCCAGCTCACAGGAGGTGATCCAGTCGCGCCAACCCGTAGGCCGATCGTCTTTTGCGATTTTGGGAAGCTTGCTAAATCGGCTGAAAGGGTTGGTGTATCGGAACGTTAGCGTCCGGTCGATCGGCCATTCGGCAATGTTCTCGGTGGTGAGCGTATCGAAAGCCGGCACAACCGGAATCCACTCGCCGTTGTCGGCAATCCGGAATTCCTGCGACAGCAACATATCCTCAAAATACGTTCGGTGCTCAGCTCGTAGCCGGTTGCCCGTTGATAGCGTGATCTGCCGATCGCCGGTGACCTCGTTAATTATTTCTTCGCTCACGGTTGGCAGGTAATCATGCCCCACAAAACGTGACAGGATCTGACGGGAAACTTTCATGCTCTCGACCGACAAACCAACAAACGGCAGGGTGTCGTAACCACCGAGGCCGTTTTGAAAGAGCAAGTACCGGACGGTCTCGAAGTATTCGGTCCATACCTGGTAGCTGCGGATTTCGGAAATGCGTTCCGTGTTTTCGTTCGATAACCACACGTCATAGCGTACCACGGTTTTCTCCCGGTCGAGCAAACCAAGTGCCTGCATAGAAACCGGAATACCGTAGACGGTCATGTACGAAATATCCTCCATTGTCAGGGCCGTGTAGGTTTCACGGGTACTGTCCTCGTAAAGGCAATCTACCCGAACATGCAGCTGCTCCGGTGCGGGTGAAAAGTTCGTGAGGAAGTAAAGCCATTCCGGCTGATCCGTCCGGACAAGCTTATTGTTCGGCTGCCAAGTCAGGAAGCGCCGGCCTTCGGCAATGTGGCGCGTGAAAAACAGACCGCCGTAGGTATCATAATCACGCTCGGAGATTCCGGCCTTGATCGCCCACTCGGAGGTTTCGTCTTCGGTGTCTAGCAGATCGTCGCCATTGAACCGGCTTTTCCGTACAAAAAACTGACGGGTATTGCCTGCACACACAAGGATTTTGCTGGCATCGAAAGGCGGCGGCTCTGCCGAAAGCATGTCGTCGAGACGGGTTTGAATCTCGAAATAGGCACCGGCAGAAAAAGGAGAATCGTCCGTAGGAGGTTCTTCATTAGCTTCGTGGACCGAAGTGGAGCCGAACCCGGCAGCCTGAAAGCCTTCCTGCATGAATAGCTCACAGATGTACAGCAGATCTACCCGGCTGAGACCTTCTGCCAATACAACCGGCTCCATGCCAATCACGACCGGGTTTCGGGCAAGTACTAATTTTTGGTGGGTAATGGTTGCTAGATAGTCCATATCATTTCATCCGGAAAACTTTGTTGTACTTGGAATTGTCTGGCAGCCGGTTAGTTTGTTCCTTGCCAGCGGCACTACTTGCCGCATAAAGCGGGTAGGTGGTTAGGTTTTTCCGGAGAAAATTAACCAGGGCGTTCAGATGCTTCTTGGAGTCGGTTTCGGCCTGTTCGATCAGGTATGCAACAGTTTGTTCCGGAGCATTTTTGCGGTTATAGATGCCATCAAAATCAGACAGCACCCGTATGCTACCAGACGATAACAGCGCAAATTGCAGATTAGGCAGCGCCATCCAGTAGGCGGTATGAGCCAGGGCACGGGCAATGAGCCGAAGTAGTTTTTTTTCAGGATCTGTGGCTGTTGATTCAAGCAAAGCTTCTTTCAGTTGGTCGTATTGCTCCTGTCCCAAACGCGGTAGGATATAATCCAACTCGGCCAAAACGATATACGGGCGAATGTTCACGTACAGCCGGTAGTTCCGGTCAATCTGCGGAAGAAATTCACTCATAGCCGTAGCCGAAGGAACAAACATGGTACGGGATGCCTTTGCGGTCGGCGAATCTTTGTACGTATCGGAATCAAAACTTTCCAGGTAAACCAGCAGATTTTCCAATGCTTCAATGGCATTGCGTTCCGTTTCCCGTAGTCGCTTATCCAACACGCCAATTCGGACGGGGGCCGTGCTTTCGGTGCTCATTTCCTGCAAACCGTTGTCACCGTCATTACCGATCGAAAACGGTAGATAGTGCAGGTACGCATACCAGGCAACTACCTTCTGCATGTATATAAGCAGTCCCTCATTTTCGTCAGAAAGATTTTCTGCGTTGTACTGCGTATCAATTTCGGCCACGAGCTCAGCTCCTACCGCACGCGTCAGTTCTCCATCCTGCGCCATCTGAATGTAGGGGGCAAGGAATTCGTCGGTCGTGGCATTCATCACGGCCCGGCCTAAGTATTTCGTAAGATCTTGTACGCCTTTCAGTATCATTTTTCTGTGTCGGTTTCTTCGGCTTTGTCGCCTGTTTCCTGTTTCAGTCCAGATGTTTTTTTCTGCTCAACGCCAGCGGGGTTTTTGTCGTCGGAGACCAAGAGAATGTCATGAAAACCAGCATACACATCTTTCGGGAGCTTCAATGCTTTCTTCACATCGCTGTTGAATAACCCGGTGATCAGCTTTCTTTCCCGTGCGGTGCGGAAGTGTTGCTGGAAGTTGGCAGCCACTTTCAGTTCTGATCCGGAGCCGCCGAGCATCTTGCCGTCTGAGACGCCGGCCAAACTTGGCAGCATTCGGGAGGCGTTTGAAAACGCAAGTAACGCAAGCTGATAGGCTTCATTCAGCTCCTTCGCATTAAGCGATCGCTTAATTTCTTCAAATTGGATGAATCCGGAAAGTTTGCCGTCAGGCGTGAGGTCGCATTCGTCGAAAATCAATCGGGGGCCGGTGTCGTTTTTCTCAGAAAAGATATTTTCAATTGACTTGTAAAATTCGTCGCGGGCCTTGTCTTTCTGCTTCTCGAAATCTTCCGGTTCGTCGGAGGTCGTATCATCCAGCGAAGCACTTGCCGCCATTTCATCGAAGTACCTGCTCGCTACCCGGACCACGTGGGCAAGGTTCTTGTTGTGCTTCACCGTGCCAATCATCGAGCTGGCAATGTAGTTCATGACCTCAATCCAGTGAACGGATTGATCACCCCAATACTGCGCATACCCGTAGTAGGGTTGGCCGCTTTGGTATGGGCGTAGGTGAACAATGGAGTCCATAACGTCCGTACTTTCAGGATTGTAGGCAGGCATAACCGAGGTATGCTTATCCATCGCATCCTGATCCGTCCAATCCGGACAGAGCAAATACGTTTTCACGATCGGATCAGCAAGGGTTGCCCGCATGATAAGAGAATCTTTCACGGAATATATCGGCAAATCTTCAACTACATTTCTCCGGATAAATGCATTACCCGTTTCGACAATGGAGGTTAACGCCCGATCAATTACCTCACTCAAATCAGGCACATTGTAGGCATCAATGTATTCTTCAATTGCATCGTTTGTGAATGGCTCCCGGATAATGATGTTATCCTTTTTCACGTGCTTGAAGAAACCAAAACCACCACCGTACAAAAAATCGATTCGAGCTTGTACCAGGTTCTGCGCATCGCCATTGCTCCGGAGCAACTTTACCCGTTCGTTGGGCAATATATTATTGTCACCCCACGGGTAATAGATGTAGCTTTTCTTGTCAACATTCACGGTGCGCTCCGTGCCGGGTTTCACACCGGTCGTGTCACGTTGCCCAGCGTCGGCATGCTTCGTCATTGCGATTCTGCGCGTACCAACTTTAATTTTTTCGATCGCCATATAGAATTAGAAATTGTGGTCAATTATGTGGCCGTTAAAACTTACCAGTAGGCAAAACAGGATCTCCCGTTTCAGCCACCGCCCGCCCTGGTCGCGAAACTCAAAACGCAAGTATCCAGCGCGACGGCTCGCCTGCCGAATGCTAAGCAGATCCGACTTTTGGTGCTTCACATCTGCGGACCTGTTTCTGCAATTTTTCTTCTCACCGTAGCTCCCGTCCTTTTTCCGGTAGGTGATCGAAAAGGTCTGGTCTCCAAACTTCGTCAACAGGTCTACCTGCCGCCGAACGTCACGTATGTATATTGTTCCCATGCTGAAAATTCGCTCAATCAACCCTAATCCAGTAGGACGATTTTTCACAGAAACGCCATTCCGCTGTTTCCAAGACTCTCAATTTTGACTTTCAGGCAGTTAGCTCCGAAAAACGGCTTTAACATTCCGCTTCCCTTTAAAGGGGTTGCCCGCCCTATATCGAAAAGGCAATTGCCAAATCGTTTTTGTGAATATATGCAGGCTCGTTTTCGGCTTGATCGTCAATGACTTATTCGATTCGTGGTTTGTGGCAATAGTCGTGTCGATCAAAATTCAAAAAATTCAAAAAATTGAAATTTTCGGATTTAAATTGAAATCCGAAACAATGGATCGTTTCGGATTTCTAAATGTGAAGTCAAGAGGCGTTGGATGTCTTCATGCGCCTTGATGAGAAACTTTTAGTTTGTTAAGCGGCATTGGATGTTCTCATGCGCCTTGATCCTGAGCTTGTGATTGGGACAATACGTGAGAACTTCTTGAATACAATGTAATCGAATGCATCGCTTAAGTGTGTTGCATATTGCTGATCAAGCTTTTCATTGTTCTCTGAACGTTTGTCTTTCTCGAAGTTGTCACTAATGATTGGTGCATGCTGGAGGCTAATGAGTAGTGACTTACACTCTATCTCGTTGATACGTATACGAGGTATAGAGGGCTTAGATTCAGATAGGATAGTATTCACTACACGGTAGCGTATTTTGTAAGGAGGGTAGGATTGTTGTACGCAGTCCTTAATCGACCACCCATTATTTCTAAGTACTTGGATTAGTTGTTGATAGTGGGTAGTAGTTCTACCAGGATCACCCTTCTTTCCAGAACTATCACCGTATAAAAACAGCACCCTCTTTTTGTGGGCCTTGTACCTGGTACAGAATATAGTAGCCATTTCTTCAACCAGGGTAGTATTGGCACGCTTGACAAAGATATTATCTATGAAACGCAGCTCGCTCGGAAACTCCTGAGCAATAACCATACAGGTAAACCGTGCGTTAAAATCGCAGCTGATTTCGAGGGGCTTGTTTTCATCATAGTCGATACGCTTGTGAACATACAGTCGAGACTTGTCATCGAACTGATAGTCGTACATTTCATTGTAAGTGTGACGGCTCGTACTTAGCGATGGATAATAGGCGTTGTTCAGCCTGATCACGCGCCGGTTCAGGATCTCGACCTCAAAGGTCATTTCGTCTGCGCAGGATTCACGTTCTGTTTCGATGAAGTTCCCTGGTAAATTATCGAGGTTATCGTAGGCAGTCGCTTCCTGAAAATAGTAGCGCTTCGGGTCTTTCTTCATGAGCTCCTCGGTGCGGTAGATCCACTGCTGTTCAGGGGTCCATGCTGCGGACGTGAAATCGGCAATGAGCCAATGAAGTGGATGGTTGAAACCTTTCCTGTGCGGACGTGGATCCGCATACAAATACTTGTTAGCTCGTACCGTTTTACGCAATACGGTATTATAGAAGTCCTCTTTCAACTTAAAGCTCTCGTCCATTAGCAGCACATCGAGGTTCAATCCACGTGCTGTGTCCGGGCGATCGGCGGAAAGAAATACGATCGTACATCCGTTCTTGAAGCAGATACAGTTTTCGTACGTATTAATCCCTTCGTAGGGATGCCACCAAGTTTCGGGCGGTCGGCGGTTGAGTGTGTAGTGACCCCATGGGCGAACCTTGGGGTCATATTCGTACAAGCCATAGTCCTCGAAAACCTTTCGGCTCTGTGAAAGTACAACGTCTTGCACGTGTCGATAGGTCATGGAGGCAAGCCCAACCTTAGATCGAGGCAGGGCAAATGCCACTTCCGCCAGCAATTTCATTAGCACATTGGTTTTTCCGGATCCACGCCCACCGTTGAAAGTTGCTCGAAAACCAGTCTGATACATTTTGCCGTTTTTCTCAAAATCGGCTTCATTCTCCATCAAAGCATGAAGAAACCGACCCTGCGCAGGATTGACGTTGATCTGTATCTCTCGACTATTCAACACTATATTCCCCATCTTCCACCTCCTTTCCAGAACCAGTACCCTCATTTTGCGTGGGGGCAGTAAAGACATACACTCGCGTACCTGGCGGCATGGCCTGCTCAGGAGAAATCGCTGTTTCGAGCTTATCAATTTGTTGGAGCTCGCGCAGCTCCTTGACCGCTTTTAGGATCAGTTCACCGTTTTTGTCACGTACTGCAATTTGCAGGGCAACATACGCAGACTCGACGAGTACCTTTGCCGCTCCTTTTTTGTCCAGGTCATAGGCATCACCCCACAGCGCATAACTATCCCGAAGAATCTGATAGGCGTGGGTTTTCTCGTGGCCATACTCGTTGTGCAGCATCTCGACTACTTTTTGTGGCGAGAACATCTTTGTCGCCCACGACCAGGCTTTTTTCATTTTTTCAAAATACTCCTGATCCCTGGCAGATAGTGGCACCTGAGCAACAAGATGGTCCTTGAACTTGTCGAGCTTGTGTTTGCCTTTTTCGGGCAGGAAGTCCCCAGGAGGCATTTTTTCTAATTCATTCATAGCTAATAGCAAAAAAGTCACGATGCAAAATGCACCGTGACTTTCACTCACAATAGGACACTTTTAGTTAAAACAAACCCATCCCCTCCGGATCTTCAATCGCCTTCATCGCCCGACGTCGATACTCATCTTCCTTCCAGACGTCTGCCGGGTTTTCCAATTGAGTGCCTTCCCGAAAGAAGTGACCCCATCCACGTTTTTGCTGCCGACCACGTTCGTTGTGCTTGTCGTAGGCAAAATCAGGGATTTCGAGCCTACGAAACTTATGCGTGATCCATGCCCAGAGCAGCGCCCAATCAATTAGCCGGCTCTTGCGCGATCGGGCAAGGATGAAAACCGCATGCGTGAGAAACAGGCGCTGCGGCTCGTTCTTATCCTCCTTCTTCTTTGCCTGTTCCTTAAACATGCAGTAAAGCGCCCAAATCTCTGATGAAATGGATGGATGCGCCAACCCAACATCCTCACTGCTCATGATCCGGAGCCGCTTCCATACATATTCGCTGTATCCAGAATTGTAGAGCTCCACCGCCCAATAGAGAGCTTCTTCCTCCATTCCCCTGCGGATGCACTTTTGCATTGCCGAGCTGACCTCAAAGAAATCGTATTCGTTTTGTGTCGTTATGTCGTACTTTCCCATTAGTTCTGAATGATTATCTTGCCCTTAACTACTATTACATCTACTCGCTCACCGATCTTGAACCCTGCATCCCGCATCCAGATCCCGGCAAGATTTAGCGATGGGGCCCATACCGCTCTGTTTCTAATTCTGCGGCAGTATTTCGAGCCGACCTTCCTTTTTGTGATTTTTTGCGCTACCTTTGACATGCTTAATTGAGGTTAGTTAGTTTAATTACTGATTGACTGAAAGCCCGCTCCCAAGGCGGGCTTTTGTTATTTCAGAACAGTTTAGTCTGATCGTCCTTGAAAAACAACGGGAGATCGGTATATCCTTTTTTCTTTTCCCGATGTACGCCGCCCAGGGCGTTTGGTTGGTTGGCGATCAGCTCCCGGAGCGCTGCCTGCTCCACCGGTGTCAGCTTTTTGAAATCCTTTCTTTTCATCGTTTCAGCAGTTTTGCGAGTTGACCTTCATTCATTTTGCCTTTCTGGATGGACCAGGAGAGCCGGAGACTCATCGAAAAACTGACAACGCCTTTTCTGAATAACCCCCAGGCACGCTGCATGATTAGCCGAAGCTTGGACCTGATTTTTTCGCTAAAATTCCTCATTGCTTAATTGAGTTAATTGATTAATTATGTGATACTTAACTGATATAAATATCTCCCGACAGAACGGATATACAACTCCGCAGTCCATTTATTTTTTAAAAAAATGGCTATCAATCCGATAGCCATTTTTCTCCTAAAACAAGCTCAATTGGCTCGTAAACACAGGTTTGGGTTCTGGTATCGGGGCAGGTTTGGCCACTTTTTCAACCGGCTGTTGAACCACGTCGGGCACTCGCTGCCGCCAGTGTTGCATCACCACGCTGCCTTCTTCCGTAATCGGCAGCAGGTGCGGAATCGGCGGCGCTCCGTGACGGTGGTAGGGGTTAAGCTCGTAACCAAATTTCCAGCTGTTAAGGCGCAGCGAATCCAAACAGCTAATCTGTCCCTGGGCACCATGAAAGGCCAAATTCAGCGCCGCCATCTTGGCACAAATCGGGTCGATGTCTTCGCCAAACATATAATTGCCTGGCCACCGACTATTGATGGAGAGCAGCGTGCGGCCGCTTCCCACGGCAGGATCATTCACCCGCTTGCCAGTCCCTTCTATGTTTTGGATCGTTAGCATGGTCATCAGGTCGCAGACTGAGGCAGGGGTGAAAAACTGCCCCAACCAACTGCGTTTGTTTTGGCTGGCCAAATATTCATACAGCGAGCCCAAAGCATCAAACCATTGTCCATCGCCTGCCACTTCCTTATCCAGAATCCCAATCCACGCCCGGAGCATCGTGCCGAACTTCGCATAATCGGCTCCATACTTATCCAGCAGGCGTTTGCCCATGTCCAGATCACCGTGGACCAGCAGGCAGCCAATGCCATAATCTATAAAATCCCGGAAAACGTCTGCCGGGTCGAAACGGTACTCCCCAAACTCTTTCAGTACATCCACCATCGGCCTCACTTGCCGCGGGGCGTCTTGCATATTGCTCATAAGTATTTTGATTTTCGGTGAAACAAAAAAGGCCCCGATCGCTCGGGGCCTGGTAGGTGATTAAAACGGCAGATCTTCGTCTGCAATCAGTTCCGTTTCGATTCGGCACATTTTCAACAGGTGCTCTACGTAGTAGTCCTTGATGTTGAACGTGGTCAAGGTCTTGAACCGGCTCTCGACTAATTTCTGCGCGGTAAGTGCGGGGCAAATCCACCGCCCTGGGCGGTTGGCCCGAATGAACTCGATGGCATCGCTCAGGCTGATTTCCGTATTCAAAAATTCCATACTGTTTATTTCTTGCAAAATACCATCCAAACCGTCAGCGTCCTTTTTCCACCACGCCCGGCTTACATCCGCAGCATGATTGGGATCACCGTGCGCCTCAAAATCTTCTTTCCGGATGCCGGTCAACCACTCATTCAGGATGCTTTCTTTGCTTACCCAATTCTCGACGTCGGATTTTAGGCTCAACCAAATCTGCGCGAGCTCATAGGGGTTGTTGCTGTTTTCGATCAGGTACGCCTGCACCTCGCTTTGCTCAATGCCCTGTGGCAGTTGCGTTTGCTTGTGAATTAGGTGGGCAACCGTATAGATTCCGATTTTCGCACACAATAGCCCATCTAGTTTGTTAATGTGCATACGCTGCCCGACTAAGGTAGCCCAGGCGTAATACTCTTGTTCTGATTTTCCGGTCGCTTCCAGGAAACGATCTTTGTTCCGGCGAGTGGCTACTACTACTTCATTTTGCGAAATTGTGCTTACGTTTTCCATTGCTTAATTGGAGTTAAAAGGTTAAATATGTGATTGTTAACTGATATAAAGATCTCCCGACAGAACGGATTAACAACACCACGAACCATTTATTTTTCCTGAAAAATGAAGTTTTTTTGAGGTTTTTTGGGCTGAAAATCGCCCGTGAGAATGGCGCTGCGTGGTAGGGAATAGGGGCGAAAAAAGTAGCAGGAAATGTAGGACCACACAAAAAAAGCCCCTGAACAATTGTCCAGGGGCAGCACTTTGGTTCTATGGATTTTAAAACGGCAGTCTCAAACTTTTCTGAAACGCATGTGCCAATTTAGACTTTCCGTTCGACTTTCGCAACTCAACCACGTCACCAAACACCTTTCGGAGTAGCAGAAAATCTTTCTCCTCATTTTCCACGTTACGAAATTCAGCCAGGCCACCACGGTTCACGAAAGTGTCCTTTTGTGCCCAATAGAACCGTGTGTCCTTCCAGATCAGGCGGTGATGGTGCGCATTAAGAAGCGATATCCAATAATCTTCGTTACAGTGAATATCACCATTGTACCAAAGCTTCGAGCCAGTCAGAACGCCATGGGCGCAGCCGGTCACGTAGCCGCTCAGCTGTACGGGGTTCAGGCTGTTAAAGGAAATTGGGGTGGGTGACGAGCTGAACCCAAACAAATAAGCGCCCGCCTGCCAGGCAGCGTGGGCAGTCATCTGGATTATATCGTGCGCCACTTCCGGATCTACCACCGTTTCTTCACCCGGTTCGGTATAGATCCTGCTCAGGTGCTCAATGTCATCATCGAGCATAAACACATCACCAATGTTCCTGATCATCCAGTCCCGTTTCCGGGTCAGCCCGATCACGTTGTCAGGGTGCGTTATGATCTCAATCCCGGGATTGCACTTTCGGTACAGATCCGCCTGACTTTCTTCGACGCATAGTGCAGCACCATAGACCGCACTCGTAGTCCGGACGCGGGTCGCCCGTTTGTGCGAGGGAATTATTATCTTAACTTCTTTCATTTGCCAAAATTTTGTTTGGGAGTACTTCGCAGGCCTCGCCAGGTATTCAGTAGATTATTTCGTCAAAACCTCAATCACCTGTTTCGCATCAAGCACGTGCGTGGTACCTACCTTGCTGCTCTTATAGCACTGCGAGCGATCAAGTCCCAGCTTTTCAGCCAGGTGATTATAGTCAATTTCGTTTCGGCAGATGATCACCACGGAGTCGTACTTTTCGCTGAATTTCGCAACAATAGGCAGCTCCGGTTCGCTTGGTGCGAGTTCCGAGCCCGCTTCGGTCAGGTCCTTTGCCAGCTCGTCCAGGCTTAGGCCAAAGCTATCGAGGTCGATGTATTCGTCAAACTCCGCTTTCAGCACCTCCATATCAAACTCTCCGGCGTGGCTGTTCTCGATCATCATCACCTCCCGCAATTCTTGCTCGGTGAGTTTACGCACTGCCGTGCGCACGTCGATGACATAATCACCCAGGCCATGCGATGCGAGCACTTCACATCGCTGATTCCCGCTTAGCAGTGTATTATCAGCATCCCGGACGGGAATACCGATCATGCCAAATTTTTGGATCCGCTCCCAAAGTTTCTGTTTTTCAGTAGCTTTGATCTTCCGCGGATTCTTAACGTGGGGCACCAATTCCGAAATAGCAACCCTCTGTGTTACAAACAATTCATTAATCATGGCTAACAGTAAAAATGTAAAAAAACAAAATCGCACCTGGCGAATACTCAAATGGTACTTTTGGGCAATGTTTCAATTACTGCTCCCGCTCCCGACCTTCACCACCAATAGAGAATGGAAAGAGTGGCGAAAAATGCGGGGCAAGCCTTAAAGTACATACCGCTGAGCCGTCAGCTCCTCGATGCGTGCATTCGTCTGCGCGAGCTCGATGCTCCATTCTGCCCGTTTCGATTCTGCCGATTTCGGGTTTTCCAACTTTCTTGTCACTTTCGAGCGCTTTTCCCGGAGCCGTTGCAGCTCAACGGTCAGCACGGCCTTGTGCTGCACATCGTCCAGCGATTTGGCAGGCACTACTTTTTCTGGCCTATCACGAAACGTGCCACCCGTATCCAGGCCGTTTCGCTCGATGTACTTTTTTTCATCCCACAGTCCTTCAATCTGTACCTGCAACTCGTAGATACGCGACGTCAACTCGTAGCAATCCACGTGGGGCGACACCTTGTGCAGCAAGTTGCTAAGTTTCGCCTGTTCCTTTCGTAGCTCGTTGGCTTCCGTGCTTAGTTCGGCCTGCTTTTCGGCATAGGCTTCACCCTTCGGGCGCTCAGCTGCGGTTTTTTCGGGAGTTGGGGTAGTGGGGGCTGCCCGATCGGGCGATGGGGGTTTTTGCTCAGCGTTTTTTTGCAGGGTGGCCAGTTGGCTGCGCAGGGCGTCGAGCTGCTCCGGGCGTGCTCGGCCTGCCTTTACTTTCATTTCCATCAGGCTCAGCGCTGCCTTCTGCTTCTGTATCTGCTGTGCTGCTGTCATTGTAGAGAATCAAAACAAATTCATGAATGATCTGTCGATAGGCCCATACCTGATGATCAAGTTCGAGATCGTCCGAGTCACACTGCCGGTGATCATAGCTACCGAGGTACGATTCCAAAGAGCTGCGGATATATTCTGCATCAATTTTTTTTCGATGGAGAAATTCATTCAGGCTTTCAAAACCAACAGGAGCAGGAATCATCGGGGAGAAATATAAGCCGGTAAGTCGCTGCTAACGACCGATAATCCAATAACGGAGTACAAGTGGTGCGGTACTTACAACCGCACGCTTACCGGCCATGCCCTGATTCCATTGCATGTCCACACTTGTACCCCAGAAAATTATCAATCGTTAGCGTTACAAATATACACACTAGCCTTCCCTATACAACAGGACACAAAAAAACAGCCCTACGCTCGTAAGGCTGTTTTTCATAGATAGCTTTTCATACTAGGCCGAAGGTTCTGGATCTTGCACCGGTTCAGGATCACCAACCGGTTCAGGTTCTTGCACCGGTTCAGGATCTTGCACCGGCTCCGGATCACTAATCGGCACTGGCATCGCATCATGGTCAGGATCTTCCTCCATCACCACTTCTTTCACCGCCTTCGGCTTCAATTCGGCCAGCTTTGCAGCTGCTTCGGCTTTCAGTTTCGCGCGAGCTTCGGCCAGGTCGGTCGCTTTTTTTAGCTCGATTTCTTCCGGAGACATGCCGTCGTATTGGGCATTGGCTTCGTAGATTTCAAGCTGCTTGCGAAGCCGCAAACTGATCTCATACGCATGCTTCGTAGGTTCGGCTTCGGCGGGGGAGCCTTCGTAGGTATTATCAGCCACTTCGTTCAGCACCTTATAGGCACCTTTGGCGGCTTTGTCCAGGGCGGTAAGCGCCGCATTAACTTTCGCTTTCGACATCGGTAGATTCGGTTATGGGTACAGACACCTGCTCCAAAAATCCTGCGGCAAGTTTCTCCTTTGCCAGTTCGGCAAGCAGCTCCTGCGGCAGATCATTGCTGAGCACAATGCGTGAACCCTGTTTTTCTAAGGCAATCCGGCCCACACCGGGCCGGACTTGCCATATTTTCATTTTCTTCTTAGCCATTGCCTAAGGAATTACACCTCGAAAGGCATCGCCTTCACAGCCGTAGCGTCGGTAGGTAGCACAACCGCAGGAGCAAGGAAAGGCGCGTGAAAATCTAAATCTTCGGCCTTAGCCTTAAACGTAATGCTGTTCGCATCACCACCCTTCGCACCCGAATCGTCCGATTCCTCAATCACCAGCGGGTTCCAGCTTGCACCATACACCCGGCGACTGCCATCCTTGTAGTAGCATACAATCACGCCACCTTCGTTAAAAAACGCATCCACAGCCGCAGCTTGCCCTTTCGACACACCGGCGAATTTTGCTTCTACCTCGTGGTCGTGGTTCTGATAGCCGAGTTTTCCTTTCTTTCCCGACTTCGCCCGGCAGCTGCCATGGTCGAACGTGAACTCCGCACCAACCACACCATCTTTCAATGGGGGCACTACGGATGTTTCGCCGGCCACAATGTCCTTGCGCAGCGGCCAACCAGTACCTCCCTCAAAATCGCTCTCGGCAAAACCAACCATGCGGCTGATGCCTCCTAAATTACTAGCCCCACGGGCTACGTATCCCAGATTTTTGAATACTCCTGCCATTTTTTATGTAGAGAAAAAATAGGGGGTGGGCTTCCCCAACCCCTGTGAATAATTATTTTAAATCGATCGCTTACTTATACAGTACAACCAGGCGGCCATCTGCATATTCAACGTTCACCTCAAAGTCGATCAGGATTTTTAGGTCGCGGTCCGACTCCTGGAATTTGATACGAGGAATATCAGTCTCCACATCCTGATGCAACCAAAACAGATTGCCATCCACCGTCCAAACCATGTTATCCACGCCGATCATGTAGGTACGTGGCTTGATCACCGTGTTGGGCAACAAGTTGAACACATACTCATTTCCACGTTTTGACACCACCTGACTGCCGTTGCTCAATGCACTGTCCAGGGCATTCACCATGTACTGATACCACATTGGCGGGATAAACAGCGATGCCGCTTCGTCCTTGTACTCAATCAGCGTCTCTGAGCCGTAGATCAAATTCACGATCTTCTTCAACTCGCCCAGGATATTCGCTTCCGTTACTGCGAGAGCTGCACCGGTCACTTTGTTCCCTTCCGGAATATCTTCAACTCCGTCGTCTTCCACAGCCGTGTAGCCCTCGGTAAATTTGAAGCTCAACCCGTCAAACAGGTTCAGGCCACCCTGAACCCCGGTCGCCCGGTTTTCAACTCCCTTAAAAATCGCCTTGTTGATCTCCTTGCCAATACCCGCCATTACTCGGCCCATGATGTAATTCCGACCGGGCAGCGAGTTAATATCACGAGGGTTGCCAGGCTCCCGCTTGCCGATGTACGACACGCGCAACTTGTACAATTCTTCCTCGGTCAATTTCAAGTCAACCTTTGCAGGTTTCAACTTTCCGATACGCTCCTTCTGCTTGATGAACGTGGTTGAAAAGTTCGTTGCTCCTGTCCGGCCAGGCTGCGTGAGGTTATCCAGTTCGTCACGAACCAGAATCACTTCTTCATTAATCCCCAGGCGCACAAAGTCAGGCTTTGCGTCCCATCCGGAGGCCATTTTCAGGCCAAAAATCTTACCGTAATCCTTTTTGTCTTTGGTCAATTGTTCCGACAGCGCCGAAACATCAACTACATTACTTGCTGCCATAGCTAATAGAAAAAAAATAGTGAAAAAATAATCCGTGCCCCGTACCTCAGATCCTTACATCAGACCCTTGTACCGAGCTTCCAGCCGCTTGATCTCCTTAGCTTCTGCATCGTCAGCCGCGTCGGTCGATTTCGTTTCGTTGGTGCTGTCTTCCGCAGCGTTCGTGCCACCCACGGCCTTTTGATGAGCATCCCAGGCCGCAGCCTTTTTTTTCAAATCGGCCTGAGCAGCTTTTAGGCTTTTGGCCTGATCAGCATCCGCCTTCAAAGCATTGTAATCGTCCAGGCTAAGGGTCACGGTCGATGCTACCGTTTCCTTTTTCGAGTCTGCCTGTGCAGCTTTTTTCTTCCCAGTTTTGGCAGCAGGCTTCGTCTCAGTTTCGGTGGTTTCATCGGTCTCGTTTTCCGATTCGTCTTCGTCGGTATCGTCGGAGGTTTCGTCCGTTTCGCCGGTGTCCACATCCGCACTGACGTCAGCAGTTTTACCGCCAAAACCAAAGGTCTGCGCCATCAGCTGACCAAGTGTTTTTCGTCCTAAATCCATTGTTATTAATTAATTAAGTGAATACTCATTCTCCTTTTTGAGCCAGTTCGAGCACCTTCGCCACTGCATTTCCAAGAAATCCAATCTCGTCGGCCATGCCCAGCCCAACGGCCTTGGAGGCAGGAAACATCCCGCCCTTGCTCTCAAATACCTTGTCCGAAATGTTTGGCCGGCCAGCTCGCACCGAATCCTCGAAGGCTTCCCGAATCGGCTTCATCTCTGCGCGCACGGCGGCAATCATCGCAGCGTCGATCGGCTCGACAGAATTGTACAAGGCCTTGTTTTCCGAGCCTTCCGCCCGGATGATCGTCACGGCCATTCCCTGTTTTTCCAGAGCCTTGGTCATGTCCACGTGCATGCTCAGCACGCCAATGGAGCCCACTTCCGAAGCCGTGGCACTTTCCATCACAATCCACTGCGTAGCACTTGCCACCCAATAGGCAGCGCTTGCCGCCATTCCTGTGACATAGGCCACTACGGGTTTGGAACTCTGTCGCACCACTTCGGCCAGCAGTTCGGTGCCATTCACTTCACCACCCCCCGAGTCGATTTCGAGCACCATTCCAACCACCGAGCGGTCGTTTTCTGCTTCCAGAATCCACGCCGAAATATCCTCGGTGCCGTAGCTGCACATATCGCCATAGCGGGTCATGGTACCAATCACCGGGATGATTGGAACCACCCCTTCTTTCGTGCCCAACTTAGGCAGGTACCGATAGGCAGATCCACTCCCGACCGCATTTTTCGTTGGCGCATCGAGCGCAACAATTTCAAAGCGGGGAGAGCGGCGATCGCGCGCAAGTTTGGCGGCATTCAAATCCACCCGGCCACTCAGCACCAAGGGTGCCAGGCGGTCGTGCAGGCGGGGTTCCATTGCCCAGGGGCCAGAAAAAAAACGGTGAAGCATCGTAGTACTGAATTATGTCTACGAATATGCAGGGGCCTTAGAAATTAAGGTAGGACACAAAACAGCCCGACCGCATAGCGACCGGGCTGTAAATCCGTAGTTCCAAATGTATTTTTCTTCTATCTCACTCGCGCCACCACCGGGCACCAAACATCCGCACCGCCCAGTAGAACATGCGAGCCTGTGCAGGCTTCACGCCAGATGCCAGCATGTTTCGCAGAAAAATGCGATCGGCAAAAGCTCGTGCCAGCTCCGGACCGAGGTAGGTTTCAAAAACCCGGTTGTCGTACATAAAGTCGTGGACCACTGCCGCGTTGGTCATGCGGCCATGCGGCGGTACAATGCTCCATAGCCATTGCGGAACACTGGCAAAATCGGTTTTATACCCATAGGGAATCACCAAACTTAGCCGCGGACCGACGATCTCGACCCGGCACGGCTCTACTACCACAAACATGTCGAGCTTGCTATTGTCGATGTCCTTTCGGAAACGGATGTCGGGGTAGTGAGTCATATTACAGGCGCTTGTTAGCCGCCATCGTGCCCATACTCTGCACGATCAGCGCAATTACTTTATCGGAAAGGGCATCGCCCGGTACATTTTCGGCGAGTACGCTCAGCCAGGCCATGCGCTCAGGAACCGATCCTTCGGGGTAGTTACCCGCTTCGTCAGGCTGCACGATGTCGCCGGTGGCCGGGTTGATCATGTAGCCGCGGGTGCTTGCGGTGCGAGTAAAAGGCGAATACTGCGCTTTCGAGCGGGCTTTCTGCTCAGTCGATAGCGTTTCGTTCGCATCGAAATACTCAGCGATAGGCACACCAAAGGCGCCGTTGTCGTCTGTCCAATATTCGATGCGCACGGTCTGTGAAAGTTCCAGATCGTGTTCAATTACAAGCGCTTCATGTACCATTTTCATAACGAAAATGCTTACGGGGTCAGCGATCGGGGCGGGGTAAAAAATCATGGGGCTATTTTAACGGCTTGAATATTACTATACACAATCAAACATCCAGTCGTGCTAGACATGCCTTTGATGCTAATTGATGTGCTGCTTGCTACTGTAATTATTCCAATAAGCGGCATCGAAACCTGGTGAGGGTTTACGCTGACAGAAGATTGAAAGCATGTAGGAACGGCAACACCAACACCGCTAATGTCTGCTCGATACTGCGAAATTCCGGTGGAATTTCGGGTAAATACGATCCTTCCGGAAACAAGCCACGTTCCAGGTGTTAAAGTGAGACTGCATCCTGTATATTGTACATCTGCCGATGTCATTGTGACCGAGCTTCCGCCCTGAACTGCCTGAATTAGCCCAAGGTTCGCATCTGGAACAGGTGGATCTATCCATTCCACATCTTTATCCACTGCCGAAGCCTTGGCCAAAACCTGCCCGGTGGTACCGCCATCAATGAAACTTATATCAGCATCTTCGCCCGGATCTCCTTTTAAGCTCAGAAAAAAATCTTCGAGCGTTCCGCCAGGATTATCCGCCAACCATAAGGCATAAGCACTTGCTCCATTCGAGCCAGGCTCCCCAACAAGTGTCTCCATCATGTCGGAAAACGAACCAATATTGCCTTCATCGAGCCATTGTTCATAGACGCTTTTGGCCGAAAATGCCGCCTGAAAAAGGGAGGTACGCACCCATCGACCATCTGCCGCATCCACCACAATCGTGGTGCCATTGTCGGCTCCGGCTTCGCTTACATCGTACCGGAAAAACTCATCCAGATCCGTAATCAGATAGGCCGGTTGCGCATCGCTTGCGTCCGGATCGTATTCAAGGGCCCGGAGCGCTGCCAGCGTAATTTTCGGGAATGAGGAATACAGTTGAGTAATAAGGGCCATCGCCGGTGCAATATTCTCCTGTCCAAACAGAATCAAATCTTCCGCACGCTTAGCCGTGTCAATCATGGCTTCCCGAAAGTCCGCAGCCGTTACGCCTTCCGAGCCGGACACGCCACGCCGGGGCTTGTTCAACCTGGCAGTCACCGAGGCAATAAACTGTTCGAGGCTTTCAAAATAGGGCATTGTCGTACTGTTAAGCGTTAAAATCTAGCGAGAATTCGACCGAAAAGTCGGTAGACTCGAACAAATCTGCAAGGACGAGACCGCCTAGGAGCGCAAAGGGCGGTACGTTCTGTATTCCGCCTAGCCGCAGGTCGGTCATTGCAGTATTCGTTACAGCTTGTGACAGTTCGAGCCGTAGGCCACGTTCCTCGTTGCCCAGGATAAAGCCGTTGCCATTGCTGTCTTCCAGCAGGCATACGTGCTGCTTCTGCCGGGCCATTTCGTAGAAATGCGCCAGCTCGGCGCTCGTGCCCGGCAGCTGACAGTTAATCGTGTAGGAGTTGTATGGCCCTCGATACTCCACCGCCACCGTGCAAGCCCTTGGTGGGAATATCAGCCGCGTAAGCTTCGCACCCACCAACGTGGCCAGGCCACCGACCGGCACCATACCGGGCTGTGCATTCGGGTAGCGGTGCCTGATCGGGTCCAACACCGACACCACCTCGCGGTGATCCAGCAGGTACAGCTTGCGTACCCAGCCAATATTTGGGGTACGATAACCGCCGATTTCCAAAAGGGGCAAGGTGAAGCCTGACATAGATGCCACCTGCATGGCCGGCTGATTCAACTTACTTCGGAGGGTTAGGTTCGTGATGGAGATAGCCGATATTCCCTGCTTGCAGTCCAGCCGCATGCCCTGCTCCTCCGTACCTATTATATAGGTGCGCCCATTGTTGTCGAGCATGATCACCACCCACTGTTTGTTCTTGGAGGCTTCAACAAACGAAACCAAACCGACATCCGTACCCGGCAGGTCGTAGTTGATCGTCGTTTGATACGCTCCACCACCAAGCGGCAGTATTGCGAACGTACAGGCTTTGGGCGGGAATACCATTTTGTAAGAAACCGCATCTGAATAAAAGCTGATGCAGCCGGTGTCGGTCGGAAGCTGTATCTCTTGCCGATCGAGCCGGTATCGGTAGGGGTGGTCTACCGTCATAACATACTCCCGTTGTACGAGTAAAATCAACTGTACAAACCCGACATTTGGGGCCGAATAGCCCCCTAAAACTGCTTCTTGTACGATCATTTTGGCCTGGGACGATTTTTGAGTTTTTGGGACAATATTTTTGCCCTTTGGGACGATTTTTGAGTGAAATGGGACGATTTTTAAGTTGCACGTAAGCGATTCCTTGCACGGAAACGTTTCGACTTCGCCCGAAGGGCTTCCTGCTTAATCGGGTCGTCCTGCATCCGAAACTCCCGGTAGAACTCCGCCAACCCACCACGCTCACTCCCGTTTCTACGCATGTAGCCGAGCGTGTAGAACTGTGCCGAGTGTTCAAAGAGCATCGACAGCGCATTGCCGACATACATCAGGTTATCTTCTTTCAGGAACTCCGCCCGGAGCGGAAATTCCGTCAGGCACTCCAACAATTTCGGACAGGAGATTTCCGTGGGGCATATCCGCCCCTGGTAAAAATGGCTTAGCTCGGTAGGTCCTTTGGAGGCGAGCATAATCACGAACAGCCCGATCAGGCTATCGCGGCGAAGTTCGAGCGGCGGCGGCCCATGCATCTCGCTACTCGTCAAAAATTCGTACACATGTTCTTCGACGGGAATCAACAATTTCATGCAGGAAAAATCAGTTACTATTTAGTACATTAGCATTGCTAACAATTTCCTGTTTCCGTCGCCCCACCTTGCCCGGTGAAAAGACACATGCCCCCTGCCGCACAACAGGGGGCTTTCTTATGTCTCTAATTTACTTACTCTCTACCTGGTGACAAAGGACTTAGAACAATCCGCCCTGTTTGCCAGGCAACCCTTCCAACCGTTCGAGCAGATCTTCCAATACCTGTATCCGGTGGTCAGCCTCCTTAGGGTGAATCCTGCCAGTCCGTTTCCAATCCGGGTAGACTTTCTTCCGCATCGCCAGCTCACGCTTTATTTCAGCGATTTGTTCGGATAGGGTAGTTTTATTCGCCATAGTGCTCAATTGGTTAACCTACCTTCTATCTCTACCGGAGTAACTTTGTATTGTTTTTCGATAAAAATCTTCATTATACAGTACCCATCTTGTAGACCTGGCAGCGATGAAAAAATAAAATCGACCCCAGCAAGAATTTCCCTACCGGAATAGCTACTATTTTCCGGATCATATTCTCTTAAAAGTAATGTATCACCAACCTGAAAGGCTCGGTCATTTTTTCGCAATTCAAAGTTTTTTTGGCCTGCCCAAACTCTATCAAAGTAACCTTTATCAGTTTTTAGGGCGTGTCTTTTTATTGGACCTCTCAATTTCCCTGAATTACCTTCGTCAATCCATGGCAATAGCACATCTACTAGCATTTTGGCTTCATCTTTTGTGAGGTTCATAAAAGACTCGTCACCATCAATCTGTATTTCGAAAAGGGGAATTCGGTTTAATGTTGTTACAGGGCTAGGACCTATTAAAGCTAATTTGGTGTCACCTCTTTCGGCAATAATTGTGTAAGTCATAACTAAAAATTGATTATTTGGAAAACAGAACATTATTTGGTTGCCCAGCTGCTGCACCTGGTGCTGCGGGGGCTGATCTGGGCCAATCTGACCAGGCTCCGGAGGGGTTTTTCAGAATTCCCGGAAAACCGACCGAAGAATGTTTGGTTTTAGGGTGTTAGGTCAGGGGCTACTTTTGGTTTAATCCATGCATACTCGGCATTGAGAGCGTCACGGATATTCCGTACACCAAATGACCAATCCTGCTCACTCTCATTAAGATTTTCGTTGATGTACTCAGCCTTTTTGGCTTCGGTCATGTTCTGGATTTCTTCCCATTTTTCTTCGGTGACTTCTAAGGCCTTAATTCCGAATGAAATCTGCGGATAGCATAGTTCAATCAGCATGCCACACCTCCTTCCTGCAATACCCGAACCTGTTTCAACCTCAAATTACAAAACGGATGCACGTTACGAGACAGAAAACGTTTCAGATCCTGCCGCGTCCGGATCTTCCATTGCAGGCAGCCGATCGTGGCGTGGTAGTAGCTCCCTACGTGGGAGAGTGTTGGGAAAAATCCCTCCGGACTCTTCCACCCTGGGTGGATCCACACGCGCTCGTCCCGGTAGCGCTTATATTCATCGGGGGCAAGCACAAAGCCCCGTTCAATCAACTCTTCCTCCGACACCACCCACACCGCCTGCGCTTCATTAATGTGTACTTTCATCTTGCTTAATCGGTTAGTTAGTTAAAAATCAATTCGACATTTCGATGGATCGGGTTTCAGGTTCCGGGCCGTGAGCTCGTAATCAATCGCCGATAGTATTTCCTGCATTTCCTGCGTGACCTTGCCTTGCTGCCAGCGCCGGTGGATAATCCGGGCAATGGATACCGGTATTGAAACCGTGCTCAATTTTTTACCTTTCAGGCCCTTGCTGTAATACACTGTCCTCATTTTCGGGCTGTATTCGGCCAGCACAATCAGGTCGTCAGCGGCATTGGGGTTGTTGGCCATAGCAGCTGCATTTTCACAGAAGTGCAGCACATGCTGCACATGCCAGGAGTTAATTTTTATTTTAATTGGTTCCATGCTATTTGCTTAATTGAGTGAAAGAACAATAAATGCTACGGACGGTATCCAATGAAGGTCCGGCTCTACTTTTTCAATGGGCAGATCAACGATCTGGAAAACATCATCCGCAGGGATTCTTCGATCGGGGTTGGTAACAACCAAAAAATCACAGCCGTGGCGTAGGAAGGGTTTTTTCATTACCAGCTGATCGGGTTAACTAGTTTCCAACTGCCTTTTTCGTACTGATACACCTTATTACCTGCACCGGTGGTTTTTGTGTGCTGCGTGTCGAAAATCGCTGCACTGGCCACGCAGCCCGACCACGGTTCATACTCATTCACGAGCCACATCAGGTAATTCACCGCATCACCAATGTGGCGGTGCTTGCGCTGCTTACATTTCGACCAGCGCTTCACCTGGCTGGCATTGTTGTGAAACTGCACTACCATACAGGCCATGCTTGTGTCGATCAGCTCTGCCCGGTCGTTTTCGCTCAGCGGCGGGCGAGGATTGTTCCCGAATTTTTGACGTCCTTTCATTGTTTTTTTGCTTAATTGAGTTGTATAAATTGACTGGTAATTACTCGGTATAGTAGCCTTCTCCATCATTCATGTAGTCTTCGACATACACCACGACTTCCTGCTTCATTTCGCCAGCTTTGTAGCGCAGACGTTTGCTTTTGAGATACTTAGGCGGTTCAAAATTCTTTCCTTTCTGCTCGATGTACTGGCTCGCAAACTTCCGAAGCCAGGCGTCTCCCTGCGCTTCCATGATCACCTTCCAGTACTGAAACAGCCCGATTTCGGTCTTCTCGGCCACTTCTTTCCTGGGCTTAATACCAGCATGCAGCTTTTCAAAATCACGCCGGGCAGTCCGGAGCAGACCTTCGCACCGGCGGATCTTCGCTTCTTTCCGTTCGGCATAGGCAGCTTTGTTATTCAGATCTTTCAGGGCATCTTTCTTCACCCAGGCATCAATCCCGATAAAACCTTTCACGTTTTCGGCATCGAAATAGCCCTTTCCAGCTACCTGCACCGCATAGGGATCAGGTTTGTAAGCATCCGGATGGTGGTCGTAGTAGCGGGCAGCCTTGTCGAGCTTGCCCAGTTGGTAAGTCTGAAAATCGACCCATTCGGCCTCTGATCGGGCCGGGGAGAAGTTGTTGTAAACGCCGGCCATGATCGCAAGCATGGCCTTTTCCTGTTGTTCGTGGCTGAAATCCCGTCCAGTGTAGACTACTTTCCAGGCATAAAGCCAAAATTCGACGAGCATTTCCCGGAGCCGCGGGTGCAAATTGCGTGGAGTTCGTGGATTTCGCTTCGAAAGCATTTCATTGGCCCGGCTTTGGCGCATTTCGGCGTTTGCGGCCACGATCTCGCCGCGCCCCCCGCCGGAACCTCTCCCTCTCTGTACTTCCAGCTCGGCATTCTCCGAAGCGTTTGATGGGGCTGTGTCCCCCTGGTCAGTCCGACCCCTCTCTCCGTAAATGTTCTCTCCGTGTTTAATCAACAAATCCGCATTCCCTTTTTCTTTTTCTATATACTCTCTGTGAGTATTATTAGGCGGAAAATTTTTAGAAACCCCCTCAGGAAGGCCGTTTTGGGGCATTTTTTCAAAATTTTCGCCCTCTCCGCCAAACAGGATTTCGCTACTTATCCACAGCTGAAAATCGTGTTTCCGGCCACGAAATTTCGTCCTTATGAAGCCCAATTCTCTCAAACGATCCAGGTGATTCCGAACGGTTCGGTCGCTGCAATCGCACAGCCAGGCCAGGTGAACGCAGTTCGTCAGCACGCCCGGCGGGTCGGCTTGCGTGTACATGCCTTCCGGCATATTCTTCATCGACGTATTGTAGGCATAGATGTACTCCGTCAGGACGTTGTAAAAGGTGACTTTCAGGCTTTCTTTTAATATCCCAACTTTCCTCGGAACCGTCTGCGTGAAAGCGTCTCCATCTTTCGTGGTACGTTTGCGCTCGTGGGTCTCCACTGGGCAATTAGCATTGTACTGGCGAAAGGCGTTCAGAAACCTCGAATACGCATCCGAGGTTTCAATGCGGATTAGTCTACTCATTTAGGTGCTTCGGTAATTACAATCAACAAAAACTTCCCCTTTCCCCGAAGCGGACGTTACTCCACTTCGGGTTCCTGGGCACTCATGTAGGTCTGTCCTACCCTGCGGAATGGGCGATCGCGAATCGCCAGCGGGCCCATAGTCCCGACACCCCCAACCGTGGCCTGTTAGGCAGCCCACCCCCCACGTTTCAAACCTCCTTTTAACCAATAATCAAAAACTCGTGGCATTCCCGGACTCGAACCGGACCTGGGCCTTTTCCCGAATGCCCCGTGGCCTGATAGGCAGCCCACCCCCCAAATCCTAAACCCTCTATCTATTGACTTTCCTCTTGCCCAGGAATGGGCGTTTCGAGATAATAATTAAGTGCGCTTTGCATTTTCTTCTTGATCCCGTTTCGGGTGCAGCCCCATCGGTCCCACACGACCCACCACGTTCGACCCAAGGAGTCCTCGTAGGCTGCTTCCCAAAACGAAAATTGCTTCGAGCGCTGTTCGAGCCTTGCGCAGAGCTCGTTTGCCCAGGCTCGTCCGGGCGTTGTTCCTGGCTCTTCGTTCATAGTAATTTTCCATCGTCTTGACCCTTACATAGTTCGAATGTCAATGCACATTTGGCACTTTCAAGGTTCCAAAATGCTACCAGATGTTTACCCGGAGTAGGACGCGCCACATAGGCCATGTAGTGCTGCGTATTCGGATCCTGATACACCGTCCCCAAATGCACCTGCTCCATGCGAGGCATACCATCGGCACTAATCGTTTCTGTCACCTCATACAGATATTCCGTTTCCCGGATGTTCTCCGAAGGAATCCACACTTCGACAGATTTACTTACAGATTTTCCCATCGCTCTAAGTAATTTGGTGCATTGTGTACCTGATTTTCCATCGCTTCAAAGGCTGCATCTATCAGCTCCTTCATCGTATAGATATTGATAAACGGCTTCCCATTCTCGTCGTTTGGGGTGAGCTTCTCGCAGATCTCTGGAAACAGCGCCTTCGCTCCGGCCAACAAAAGCAACTGAGTATGCAGCCCACGTACAATGCCCTGATTCTCATTGTCCATCACGCCCTCCTTTCTTGCAAAAACGTCCATGGGCGGCGCGGGCCTGAGGCGTAGGGTGCGGTTTCCCGCAGCTGGCGCAGGGATAGGAAACTTTCCTATCACTCTCGATGCTCTCAACCGTGCGGCCACTACCCGCATCATCCAACAAATTCAGTAGGTTAGCTTTACGATCCTGCACCGTAATCAGTGAGCTCGGCGGGATTGCGAGAAAGTGCATATCCCTAAGAATGGAGCTAAGCGAAGCCCGCTCGGCTGTTTCGTTCCCGCCTGACGTCCGAAATCTTTCGATATTCTCGGACAGGCTTTTTTGACGTTGTGCGATTCTGCTCATGACTTTGCCGTTTTTTTGGCGGGAGGCAGTAAAGCCACGGCGCTGCTGGTCAGAATCGAAAATATTTTGGTGCCTTTCGGCAGCGACGGTTCCTCAATGTCCATCGGCTGCGCAGCGATCCTGATGCGATAGCAGTTGGCATCCTGATTTTGCAACCGTTTCGGAATAGCGGCGATCAGCTTTTCGGCCAGGGTGATATTTGAGAATTCCAGAATACCACTCTTATTCGCCCGAAGCGTGTAGCCATTTTCCAAAGACGGGATGAAGAGCATGTCTTCTTCCAGTTTTCCGAAGATCGCCGTTTTAGCTCCTGTCTGGAAAAAGGTATTTATGGCGTCGCGGTTGAAACTGATTTTACCAGTGGTCCTGATCGTGATCGAGGCTGGCAGACCTGCGCCTACTCCTCTGGCGCTCGGGGGTATTGTAACAGGGGTGAATAATTCTATCATGTGCTTAATTGATAGGTATAGGTGAATTAATTGATTGACTTATTGTTGTTTTTCGCCATGTCAAGCACGATCCACCGGCCAAAGGCCAGCACGCCCAGGTAGGCAGCGATGTAGAGAGCGATATATATCATTGGGCAGCTTGTTTACGAGCGTTAGGCAAAGGCATTTTTCGTAGGAGTGGCTCATTGGCAGCCCGCACAAGTGCTTTCCGGCTGAAATCTTCATCCAACTCACGACGGTTGAACCGCAACACACCGTCGTACTTGTAGTGCCGAATCCACCCATCGACAAGCCACCGGCGAAAGGTGCTTTTGCTTACCTTGAAGTGTGCAGCTGCTTCTTCTTCGGTCAACCATACCTGCGAACGCATTTCGGCCAAAAGTGCCTGCGTCGCATCCAAAAGCATATCTTGCTTTTCGAGCTGCTCTTCCGGAAGGGAAATTGAAATAGTGGTCATACGATTGGAGGGTTTCTGAGGTGATTTTGCTTGATGAACCAGTCAGGTTGCGTTTCAATCACGAAGGGTATCCACTCTTCTATTGCTTTCAGAAGTTCTGGATCATCTGTCCGTCCTTGCTGAGCAAGAGTTAGTAAGCTACTCCCGGACAAACTGTCAAAGGCCGGATAGCGATCGGTGAAACCTTTCCGCCAACCACGATTGCCTTTAACCGTGGAAATTAGCTCCTTAATCCTTTGACGTCTCGCTCGTTTACCCTCAATGCCGATTAGCATTGGATCTGTCCGTTCAGCCATATCAAGTAATTCTACGTGTTGTGACACTTGTCCTATTGTGTTATTTTGCATTCATAAATATGAATGATAGTTGTTAAATACAACCACGATTCAAATTTATAAAATAGTGGTTGAATATTACAACTGATATTTTAAAAACACAACTAATTTGTATTAAGACTAAATCTAAATAAAATCAGATGTCTATTTCAAAGCGAATTCGTCAACTGAGAGGCGAAAAAAACCTTACAGAATTTGGGGCAGAATTGGGCGTGTCAGGACAGCAGATCTCCAAGATCGAGACAGGGAATTCAACCCCATCGGTAGATTTGGCAATGAAAATCTGTGAGAAATACAACGTTTCTATGGATTGGCTATTTCGGGGAGTAGAGCTACCAAAACCAACTGTGAGTGCTGAGCCAGAAGCTGGTTATGTGACCATACCGATCAATGAACTACTTGATCTTCAACGCATAGCAAAAAACATGTTGGAGGAAAAAGTAAAATCGCAGCAAAAGCAAATTGAACAGCTCAAAAATTCTTAGTGGATTAATTTTCAAGCCTAACTAGCGCGGATACATATACACAAAAGGTGCCAATGTAACCGTATTATTTAAAATTAGTAACCCTTCCTATCTATATAACTATTTGCCTATTTAAGATGAAAAAATCAAGACGATGGCCTTATTATCTACTAGGGGTACTTGTGATCCTTTACCTGATTGGCAGATTTAGCGACAAACCAAAAGATCAAATTGATAACCCTGTGGTCAGTGAAGCTGCTGCAATACCCACTGAAAAAGAGAGCCAGGTCAAAGAACAAAAACCAACCAAACGAAAATTTTTCGCCGCTGATTTTGGACACGCCTGGCCTTTGATCGGCATTGAGTCCGGAGAGGTTTACTGTGTCGAAAAAGCAATCGTTTTTCGTGCAGATCAAGGTGGCCAGGTTTATGCTCTTAACGGCTGGGCAAATTCCTACGGTCGTTCCAACAACTTCGACTGGCGCCCGATCGGCGATGTACAAACCGTAGGCAAAGATGTCAGCTTCCTGCTCGAAGCGGGCAAGGAGCTGTGCTCATCTGATAGTGAGATTCAAAATGTAGAGAGGTGAAGTTACTTTTTTTTGGTCACAAGTTAATTTGATTATAAAATATCATGGGTTCAGAAAATCACTTAATGCAAAAAATTATTGATGAAGGCTTTTACCTTCTAACTTATGCTAATCGACCAGATCTCAGCGATGCCCACAATAACCTAAAGACGCTTGGTTTAATAACAGAAGTAAATAGGTACCAGTGGAAATTAACAATGGAAGGGCATCGTGCTCATGAGAAAGGATTCCAACAATGGTTAACAGAGATGAAGGAAAATAAGACTAGCCAAAGTAACCAAGTTAATTTTTTCGGCAATGCCAGCTCCCCCAATATTATCTCAGGATCCACCGGATCCCAGATCAATATTACAACCCATATAGTCAATAATCTGGAAAAGGTTTTGATTGAAGTACAGAATGATTCTCAACTCAACCCTTCGCAAAAAAGTGAAGCTGTAGAAACCCTTCGAACAGCCAAGAGCGAGGTAGAGAAAACAGGCAAAATATATGCTAAAACCTTGATAGATTTAATCTCACTTGGTGCAAATATCGCCTCAATCGCAAGTTATTTGAAAGATGTTTTCCATGTACAGATTCCCAATGGTTAGTGACTGTTCATTCTGGAATTGTGAAATAGCTTTGATTTCATGGAAGTTTCATGGAATTATTTTGAAAGTTCTTTAATGTCCTGAAATACAGTATATAACCTTGGATTGGCTATAACTCCCTATGGGTCACTTTATTGCCATCAGGCACTACGTGACAAGACTGATAACCGCTCAGAATTCATTTCTGAGCGGTTTTTTCTTTTTTAGGTGTTTTCTGAAAGTGCCCAGTACTCAGAAAAGTTTCAGAAAAAGTTTCAGAATTTTTTACTTTCAATGAGCAACATCACATTTCACATCGAACTGGATAATTACGTTAAAAAGGATGGTACCCAAACTGTCCAAATTAGGATCACTCAAAACAAAAAACTCAAAAGAGTAGGTGCAGGATTCTCTGTACTTTCCAAAGATTGGAATCCTGAAAAAGAAGAAATACGAAAGAGCGATCCGCAATATCGGCAGAAGAACAGCATCTTAAAGGCCAAAAGGATTGAACTGGAACAAGCCTATCTAAAGAATACTGTTAAGGGTAGGGTAACCACCGTTCAAACCTTGATCAAGGCCGTCAAATTTAATCTGCTTGGTGACAATTTCTTTACATTTGCGAAGGCACATATAGCCGCATTGGATAGCCCAGCGTCGAGAGCTGGCCAGACGTCCGTTGTTAAAAAACTGGAAGATTACCTTAAAAATCAGGAGTTGCCCTTTGGTGAAATAGATCACAAGCTGTTGAATCGCTACCGACAACACTTAAAGGGAAAAGGGAATAGCGCAAATACCATTCAATCTAACTTCTCGAAATTACGAGGGATCTATAATGAAGCTGTTGAGTCTGGTCATTTTACTCCGGAGGGAGGAAATCCTTTTGACATGATCAAGCTCAAAAAACAGAAGTCGAGCCGGGTAAAGCTGAGTATTGAAGAAATAGAGAAAATCTACAATCTTGACATCCGGAAAGATATCAATGCCTTTCATGCGAAAAATATCTTTCTCTTTTCCTTTTACATGCAGGGGATCCGCTTCGCTGACGTGGTACAACTTACCTGGTCACAGATTCGAGAAAACAGATATGAGTACGTTGCCAACAAGACAGGTAAAGTACGTTCGATACGACTGCACAAGCGGGCTTCTCAAATACTTGAATTTTATTCTATACCTGGCGTCAAGCCCCATGATTATGTCTTTCCTTTCCTTAAAGGGAAAGAGAAAGGCCGATTTACGCAAGATGAATGGTTTAAAATCATATCATCCACCAACTCAATCGTTGGGAAAAATCTCAAAAAAATAGCTTCTCAGGCTGGCATACAACATTTTTCAATGCATGTGGCCAGGCATAGCTTCGCTGAGATTGCCAGAAAAGAAACCGGCGACATTTATGCTGTATCGGAAGCATTGGATCACTCATCGATCTCAGTTACGGAAAACTATTTTGCTGCGGCCAAAAGAGAGGAAAATGATGCATTTGCTGATAAAGTTTATGGAACGGAAGAAAAAAATGAAGAAGCAAAACGAAAAATTTGAAATGGATTTACCAGCTGAGGATGAATCACTTCAAAAGTATATTGCCTTTTTTGAAGATTTTAATGGTGGAGGTAAAACTACAGAAGAACAGTTTTATTACCTCTTTGCTCATAACTTTTCAATTACCAAGGCGGAAGCAAGATCTGTAATTGACTGGCTAATTCAATATGAAATCTTGGAACATCGCCTTGATAACTCTTTCAGATACACAACTTTGGGTGAAAGAATAAAAGTTGACGGCTGGGTAACTATCAAAAGTGAAATTACGCGGCGACAAAATGAGAAAAAGGCAAAATCGTTATTGGAAAGCCAAGCAATTGAGGCTGAATTTAGATCAAAAAAACTCTGGTGGATAAATCCACTCATTAGTGCCTTAGCTGTATTCGTATCTATAATTGCCCTATGGCAGACATCAGCAAATAGCAACTCCCAAAAAAATGTAGAAATTCGAATTGATTCATTAAAGCAAGTTGTAAGCCAACAAAAATTAGCATTAGACTCTCTTTCCAAGTTTCAAAATCAATTACTTACACCCCCCAAAGCTCCACCTCCGAAAGCCCCCGCAGGGGCAGACCAATCCGCTGCGCCCCGATGAGATAATTTCTGCCTTGAATATAGACTTTCATGGGTTCTCCGGCCGTTCGATGTAGATCGATCCTGGCCACGTCTGATGACGTCAGATCACCGAAGAGCAGTCGCCGGTCTGTCCGGGCTCGAAAACTTTCATATTCCGACCAAAAGTTAGTTGCCAAATTTGAAGATCCGTGCCAGGCAAGTCGATACTCACCTTCTGCATTTCCGGCAGATGGCTCACTTTCAATTACTCCCTTCCAGAATAGGAGCCTTGGCGCAAATTTGTTGTTCATTTGGTTGTTGATCGTGCTGATCCCGGGCTGTTCCATCGTCGGCCGGCCGCTGATCGGGTCGGTGTCGAGGGTACTGAATTTGGATTTAATGGCAAATAGTGCTGAGTCCCCAGGCGATTGGTACAGCTGAAAATCTTCTGGCCGCACTTTCATTCGTCCGTCATTGCTATCGACTTCCCAGTCAAGTTCCAAGCGCCGGGCGCTTTCTGGTGCGCGCGTGGCCACCGGTGCAAATTTTCGGGACCAGTCTAATATTGGCTCCTGCTGAATCAAATTGTCAACATACTGTATCGTCAGGATCCTGTTTCGTACATCGAAAAACAAGGCCAGGTTAAAGAGCTTCCGCAGCTCTTTCAAAAGGTCAGGAATCGTCAGCTCCGGAAGGTGATTGCTGTAATTGATGACCGTGGCAGAATCCAATGAGAAAGTATTGACCAGAATCAGGCGTTGCATGATCGGGTCATCCACGAACTGACCCTTGATCTTGAAATTGCATAGAATCTCAATCTGCTTGAAGACCCACCGCAAAAACAGCATTGGGACTTTGGGAGTATTGGCCAGGTACGAGCCGGATTCGTAGGTGTTCATGGTGCCCGTAAAATCGGGTGGGAGGGTGGTACCATAAAATGCCGGATTAGAGATGACTGGCAAACAGTAAGCATCAGTAAGGTGATTTGCAGCCGCTGTGAATTCTTCCGGAATGGATTCTTCCCCCAAATCAATTTGATTGAGTGGTGTTCGCTGGTAATCTCCGAATATTTCACCCAGATTCTGACTGTATGAAATGGAGTATCCAGTTTCGGAAACTCCCAAAAGATAAACGTAGCCACGTTCCAGAAGCTCGGATCCTTCATACTTTTCGCAGAAAAAAACCTCATTTGTAAATCGTACCTGAGGCAACCGGGCGTAGCCAAAGATCCTGTCATTCACCGTACTAAAAGGGACCATGAAGTCCAGAACCTTGGATCCACGCACTACATCAAAATCAAAAATCGGATTGTAACGTTCCAGCACAATGGTTTGCTGTGGATTCAGATCCAGCCGGTGGCCATTTATTCGTATTTGAAGCATTGATAAAATTCGATTAGAGGTCAGATTTAGCAGAATTTGCGGTGGCCGACGCCACGGCACCCTGAATTTCATGCAGGCTCGGGCCGATCGGCTTGTTTCGTATGTCGTTCAAAAGGGAATTTGATTGATCAATTTTACCGGCCAGCTCCTTGATTGCACCAACCGTTTGAGCGGTGTTTTTGGCAATATTCTCCATCATCAGCTGACTTTCCCTGATTTGGGCGCTCGTGGTCGCATTGGTGGCACTGGCATCTCCATAGTCAGCGCTACCACCATAGTCTCCATAATCCCCGTAATCTCCACCAGCGCCGCCATCGTCATAATTATAGTCCTCGTAGGCATAATCTTCATACCCTCCCGCAGTTGTACCATTCTTGGCGGCCTGATCCGCATCATATTGGGCCTGCATCTGGGCATCGTAGGCTTTCTTCTTTTTCTTGCTCCCAAACAGGTAACTCTGTCCATAGCCCAGCGGCTCAATTGGTGCATCACCCAGCCACGCCCCATTCCGGGCAAAGATGGGAGCGCCATTTCGGTGCAACGAGCTGTGCAATAATTTGTCAATTGTCCCTCGGTTGTTCTTATAGGTATTTCGGGAAAGGATCATGATGGGTTCATCCCCTTCCATTTCACCTACTTCCTGTTGGGTATCACGTCTGACCAAAGCAATACCCGATTTTCCGTAACTGGATCCATGTCCCGGCCCTTCCGGAACACCGGCATTACGAACATATTTTTTTCCAGGGAGCGTACCACCATCTGCAAAACTGGGCGGCTGCTGTTTTTTGATCATGGCAATCTGGATCCCCGCAGTCACGGCCGAAGCGGCCACGCCGATAAGCCCCAATGGCCAGCCCATGGTAGCCAGGGATTTGAGTGCAGCTGCTGCCGCATTAATAATCGCCATCCCAATTTGCATGGCCTGATCGCGCTTCCAGGCTTTCAGTTTCTCCGCCCGTTCTTTTTCAGCTGCCTGAGCATTGATCCGGTCAACGCCTACCTGGTATTCAATTTTGGATATTTTGCCTGATTTGTACTGCTCCTCCCAGCTCGCCAATTGAGAGTTTTTTTCACGCTCGATCTTTCTCAGCTGCGATTCAAGAAATGCCTGGTTCAGCTGCTGCATACCCTGCACCACCTGGCCGGCTATTTCCAGCGTTTCAGCTCCTTTAGTGGCAAAGTCTCTTAGCCTTGTTTGATTGGCTGCCTGCTCGTTCGAGACTTTTTGTAACAGGAAATTTGTGAAGGAATTAAAGTCCCCTTTGGCCAAACCTTCCAAAGCATTAAAGAACTGCGTGGTATTGGTTAGTCGGTTCTGGTGCTGTTCAGCCAGGAGCCTGGTCTTTTCGGCCTGCAGATTGGCATCATTGGTTTTTAGCTGCGAAGTCAGCCGATCATCAATATTCTTGATGGCCGCCGCCCTAGCATCCGAATCTTTAATGCTTTCTGCCAGTCGAGCCTTTTCGTCCGCAGCTTCCATCAACAGCTTCCGCTTTCGATACTCGTACTCCTGCGTCAGGGAGTTGATTTTGACCTGCAATTGCGCGTTGGATCCTTCCCTGGTATTGGCCAGCTGTGCTTCGGTCTTGGCCTGAAATGCTTTAAATTCCGAATCAAAAAGCGATTTTTCTTCTTTCAGTTTAAGATCACGGGCCGCTTTTTCTTTGACTTCCGTTTCCTTCCGGAACTTGTCGCGGGTAGCGGCAATATCCTGTTCCTTTTTTGTATTGATGGCAACTTCGAGTTTGGCCAGCTGATCCTTATCCTTCACCAGCTTTTGGGCTTCTTCCAGATCTTTTTTGGCCGAAGCTTCAATGGAGGCAATCTTTCTTTTCAGATCATCGGCCTGATATTTAGCTTCCATGGCGTCAATTTTCTGAGCCGTTTGCTGATCAGCCTTTTCTTTCTTTGTCCGAAAATCGCCATTGATTTTCTCAATTTTGGCGGTATGCTCTTTTTCGAGCGCTTCCAGCCATTTGGCTTTCAGAACGGCGTCCGCCTTTGACTTCTCGATCCGCTTTTTCTCTTCGGCATACTTTGCATTTTCATTGGCTATATTCCTTTTCAAATCATCAGCAATAGCCGTTACTTCCAGCTTGGCAATGCTTTTCAAGGCATCCTCATTGGCCTTTATCCTTTCGTCATTGGCTTTTTTGTTGGCATTTCCTTTTTCCGAAAGTCCTTTTTGATGGGTTTGTTTGTCATTCTCGGTGATGATACCCGACGCTTTTTTTTCATCTTCAACCTTTTTGTCGAGCTGCTTTTTATTCAGGGCGCTTTGTTGCTTGTGACCTTCTTCCTGTTCAGAGGCAAATGCATCATTAAATGATTTAGAAATGCGTTTTCCTGCATCAGAAAATAGCTTACCGGCTTCTGTAAATCCTTCCGGTGTGATTGATTTGAGAAAACCCGATACCTTTTCAACTCCGCCTTGTATGAAATTCAGGAAGTCAGTAATTGATTTTTTGACAAAATCGAACCCATTAAGAATGAAATCAAAAGCTGGACTCAAGGCTCCACCAATCGAGTTTCCTACCTCAAAGATTTTACTGTATAGCCCGCCGAAAAAGTCAATAACCTGGCCAATCTTGCTACCTACCCAGGAAAGAGAGTCGCCCAAAGCGGTTAATATGGTATCAGAAACATCGCCAATCCACTCCAAACCTTCTGTCAAAAAAGGAAGTTTTTCAAGCATTTGATCAAACCCTCGTCCAATGGCCTGAGCTACATCCTGAATAATTTCGACACCTTCCTTCATCGCAGCCCATACACCGTCAATAATGTTCCGGAGCGTCTCTGAATTCTGATATAGCGTAATGAAACCACCGACCAGAACAGAAATTGCAGCAACTACCGCTCCTATTGGGTTTGCATTTAATGCGATGTTCATCGCCCATTGAGCAACGGTCGCTGCTTCTGTCCAGATCAATCTGCCTTTTTCTGCGGCTGCATGGGCGAGAGATGAAGCGGTTGCCGCAATATTTGCCGTATTGAGGCCTACTAATGCGACACCCAAGGCGATAAACATTTCCTTATTTTCGCGGACAAATTCTGGAATGGCACCAATTCCTTTTAACAGGGCAACGAAACTGGTAACTAGTGTCGTGACGATCGGGATGAGAACCTGACCCAGACTAACTTCAAGCTCTTCAACCGCTTTCCCGGCCTTATCTAAGGTCGCGGCAAATGTTTCATTCTTGATGTTGAATTCGTTAGTCAGCGAGGTAGCTTCCTGAAAGGCTTTGCTTGAAAGCTCCTGCTTTTCCCGGACCAGATCCGTGTTTTCAGCCAAAACGCCCATCACTTTGATAGCTTCCTGAGAGTTCAGCCCAAGATCTTTCATCTTAGCGGCTACCTCGGTAGTCGATAGCCCCTCAAAGCTTTCGGCAAGTTTTAGGATAAATTCATTCGGATTGGTATTGATCAGGTTCTCCACCTCACTTTTGGCCAGGTTCATACCCCGGGCAAATTTCTCCGATTCGGTAGCTCCGACAGTCAGCACCTTGGTTAATCCGGACGCGGCGATTTCGGAGGTTAAGCCCAGCTCCTCGAAGATGGATCCGAAGGCAAGCGACTCGGTAACTTTGGGCGCCAAATCACCCAACGCCCCAAGTCGAGCCGTAAAATCTGATAGATAGGGACCGGTGGCCAGGCCAGCCGCGCCAAGTTCGTTGACTGCGGAGCCGATCCGAAGAATGGCTTCACCGGCTTCCAAATCTTTGGTTTCTTTGAACAGGTTAGCCAGCACACCCATTTCTTTGGCTACCTGCTCAGCGCCCCCGCTGAATTCATCGCCCAGGGCAACCACCGCTTTGTCGATCGCATCGACGAAGCCGAACATTTCTTCTTTGGCAATGCCTATTTGACCACCTACCTGAGCAATATTCAAAAGGTCGAGCTGAGCGGTTCGGGTATTGATGCCTTGAAGTTGTTCGTTGAGCTCTCGTACTTCGGCGTTGGTTTGACCGGTAGTTTTTTGAATATCCGCAAAAGAGTCGGAGTATTCGGCGGCAGTTTGAATGGCTTTTTTACCAAAATCCCAGATAGCCTGACCCGCCTGCATGAGCATGTCTGCGGCAAAGGCTCCGAAAAAGGTGCCCTTGAAAGTATCCCAGAAGCCTTTTTGATCTTCTCCTTCGTCCTTGATCTTCCGCATTTCAGACCGCACGTCTTTCATGCGGTCTTCAACCTGAGCGATCTCTTTAAGCTTATCGACCCATTCTTCCGAGCCGATTTTCAGGTTGGCAAGATCTCGCCCAAGCTGTTTACTAAGGCTGGAAAGCTCCCGCCAGGAGGCATCATTGATGTCAAGGGCTTTGGTGAGGTCTTTTATTTCATCCTTTACATCTGCCTGAACCTTTTTGAGCTCTTTCCAGGCATCGGAGCCCTTCTCCCCATTGAGCTCCATAAGACGGAGCTCGGAGTTAACATCTCTAAGGCCTGATTCCAGGTTCTGAACGGTCTTTTGGGCTTCGTCACCCAGGATTTCGAGCCTCAGGCGGGCTACTTCCTCTAAATTCATGGCTATCGTACACTAGGTAGTGTACGAATATCAATGTAGGAAACGGGGGAGGGAAGGACAGAAAAACTGAGCTCAGGAATCAGAAAAATCTGGCGCCAAATTTTTTGATAAGGTTACCCTTTATAAGTTACCAATTTTTTACATTTACAAAGTTTCTAAAATCCACCCAGTATGAAATTGAAACAGACCCAGGGCTTTTTGCTTACTTTCTATATTTTACTGATTATATTATGCTTGACTGATTGCCAACTTGGTGGTCCCGGCAAGCGCGTCACCACCGTCACGGGTCGGGTGATCGACGAGGCGCAACAGCCGGTCGATAGCGTGTTGATCCACTTGAATTCCGCTGGATTGAATAAGTCGGGCATTCCACTGGGAAAGACATATACTAATGAAGAAGGTAATTATGAATTTGTAGTAGATGTACCAAAGGGCTATGATGCAGTATCTGTTGATATCTCATTTTCTCATAACTTGGACTTTCCTACAAAGTATAAAGATTTTATTTATTACGAAAACGGAATAAAGGTAGGAGGGGTATGTTGTCCAGTTGGAGTTGGATCTAAAACAATGTATGATTTTACCTTGCTTTTTAGGTAATCCCATACCTTATTCTTTCACCCATAAGATTAGGAAGAAGCGCGTGCAAAGTACGGTACAGCTCTGGGCAGCTTCTTTGTAAAGTAAAATTCAAAAACTTACGATCTGGAAATTTCCTTTCGGTACCTCTTTACGCTGGAAATGCTGATGCCGGTCAGTTGTACAATTTCGATCACAGATAAACCCTTATCTATAGCTTTCTTCACTTTTGTATAATTCTCCTGATTTGCTCCGGATGGCCGGCCAATGTGCTTTCCTTTTGCCTTTGCCAGTATTTGGCCGGCGCGGGTCTTTTCAAGAATCATCTCCCGATCATATTCAGCTAAGGCGGCAAAGATGCCGATGACCAGTTTTCCCGAAGGTGTAGAAGAATCAATTCCCAGGTCCAGGGCTTTGAAGATGATGCCGCGTTTAGAGAACTCACCAATCAGACTAATCAAGTGATCCCGGCTTCGGCCTAATCGGTTAAAGCGGGAAACCACGACAGTATCACCTTCCCGCAGGAGAGATAGCATTTCGTCCAGGGCTGGACGTTGAACGGAAAGTCCGGAAATTTTCTCTTTAAAAATGCGATCACAGCCGAATTTCTGTAAAGCATCAATTTGGGTGTCTGTAATTTGGTCAGCTGTCGACACACGAGCGTATCCGAATATTTGATTCATAGAGTAGGTCTGTAGAAGCGGTCATAAAGTTAGGTCCATAAAGATAGCGCATGTTTTTGAACTGAACCTACTTTTTGAACCCTACTTTGGCAGGCCACAAAAGCAAAGAACCCTGCCGGTGGGCAGGGTTCAGAAAGGTATGGGTTTTTGGACCATACAAAATAGGCCTGTGAGACAAAGGCCAAGGATTATAAATTCTTATCCTCAGTAAAGTAAATTTTTTCGAGTTTAACGGCTGCATCCATTATGGGTCCTACTGTTAAGACAATCGGATAAAGTAATCCTAGAATAATAGTTCCATGTAGGAATTCAAAAATAAATCCATCTTCATCTAACCAAGTGAAACCTAAAACCCAACTAACTTTGCTAGCCATCCAGCCAAGTATGGTATTACAACTCATCCAAAATAATAATTTTATCCAGTATTCTAGCTTATCGGAAGATTCATTATTTTTTTGCATAAAATTATTAATTTCTATTCCGTAAAATCAATCAATGTTATTAAACTTCAATACATCATTTCTGACCATAATCCATTCATTACCTGATTTTGAATAGCTAACAAGCATTTTGCAATAATGCTTTTGACCACTTCGGTTATCTTCCAAAGTCATGGAGATAGTTTTTTCAATATAATCTTCCTTTGTTATTTCATTCTCTACACTGAACGTAATGAATTCAGATAGGGAGGCAAATTCCCAGGTTTTCCTAATCCTAACTAAGCCAGGTTGTAAATACTCGAATCTCCGCCCTAGTAAGTCTTGCTTTATTCTATCATCGTCAATAACGACCTTTTTTACTTTCTGGATTTTGGCTTGTTCTACAACTTTCTGTTTAATCTCAGTTTTAGATTTTTCAGCTTCTTCAAGTTGCTTTTTGAGTAGTTCGTTTTGTTCTCGCAGCAAAACCATTTCAGGAGATTCTTCCTTTTTCGATTGGCAGGAGAAAATAAAGAATGCAAGTAGGATAGTTAGGATTTTTTTCATTTTAGTGGTTTTTTGAGGGTACAGTCAGAAAATTAAGATGATTTAAAACATCCGTTAGGATTATTATCACAACTCGTGTGGAATCACAAATTGATCTAAGTTTGTAATGAAAACAAATTCTGGAAGTGGAGAGATTTTTTGATTTTCCGGAGATTTCTCAGTAGGCATAAGTGTCAAAATTCGATCTTTTACATCTTGTGGATATTTATCTTGAATATAGATCTTCTTCAAACTCCTCATATTGTCGAACAACATCTTATCAGTTTCTCGATTGAAGTAAGGGAAAGAATAGCCAATTACCACAAGTGTATTTGCTTTTATACATGATTCTACAGCCTTTGTCTTTATATGGTTTGAATCAAAAAATTCATCTTCCCAGGCAAAAGACATTAGAGGTTCCATATCAGGATTTTGATTCTTTCGGAAGGGATATAGCATTTCATGATATTTACATAATAAGTATTCAGCTTGGTTACTATTATATCTGAACCCCTCATTAGGATCAATTTCATTATTCTGTTCTTTGGAAACTCTGTAATCACTTAGTAGCGACCGATAATTTCTATTATCACCAACAAGGCCGGTTGAGCCATTTAGCTTAATAATTGAAAACTTGTCAGCATTATAGTTATTATGAAGACTTTTTCCAAGATGTTTAAATTGAACACGTAAAGTTTGATGTGCATCTTCTAAACCTCTTTTGCTAAAACGTGCATACCCCATTTCAAACTGTTGGTCATAATTCCATGAAAGTATTCGTAAGTTAGTCGGAAATTCATCTAGGCGATTAAGTATAGAAGCAAAAAAGGCATCATACCTTTTATCAACACCAGCATGTCTTGATTGAGCTATACTAAACAAAATGGATAGCATCAATTTTAAACGCACAAGTCCTTCCGTATCATTCTGTAAAAAAAGCTTTTTTGCGTAGGTGTCAGCACTTGCATGATCTTCAATGGCAAGCCTAATTTTATCTAAATCAGCAAGAAATATATTTTTACATTCTTGTTTATTACATTCTTTCAGAGTATCGAATGAAAAAAACTCTCTATTGCTAAAACTAATTCCGTCAAATTTATTTCGCATTTCTGCCATTTTTTCAGGAATGCCATTAACCACCGGCAAAGCATTGGCACTGGCACCCGCTCCGATTAAATAAGTAACTTTGTTCATATGTGAATGGATTTACATTATTGCTTTTCTCACAATCCCTCCATCAGCTCCTTAAACCTATCCCAGGTGTAGGCTCCGTCGATGCTGTTTTTTTCAAACACCATGTAGTATTTGAACTTTTGACCGGCACGAATAGCCCAGGTGTTCCCGAGCCGTACCTTGGCCTGACTGTCCGAGTTGTCGCGGTCATCCCCTTTGGTTTCCAGTACAATCAGGTTTCCCGATTGTGTCAGTATAATAAAGTCAGGGTAATGGTTGGATTTAAATCCGTTGATTGCGAAGCCTTTTCCACGGCCGAGGTTCCGGTGCCAAAAAGCTACATTATCCATGCTGGCCACTTCAAGTATGATTTTGTGCTCGAAGTTATTGACGCTCCCTTCCTTCTCATACAGCGACCGCACGATACTGGGCCCTACCATTCCTGGGACAATTTGCTCTGGAAATTTCCAAACTGGTTTCATGAAAATTTTACCTGTTTCTAGATAATCACCAAATTGCTTTTCTGCATACTCATCCATAAAGCCCTGGATTTTCTGCTTAAGTATCCGGCCAAAGAGTAATTCACGATTAAGAATTTCAGTAAACTCTTCGGTTGACATATCCTCCAAAACTTTCGTAAGATATTTGGTCACATCCTGTTCTGATACCGGGCTCAAATCTCCCAGGTGCTTCCGGAGCATATGGGCAATGTCTTTTACCTGATTACTTTTAGGCCTTGATAGGATATGCTCCATCAACAAGTTTCGCGCATCACCTTTTTTGATTTTCGATGCAGTAGGTCGATAACTTTCGGTTGTGGCTCCTGATTCAATATCAATTTTATACACTTCCGTCGCCAAAGCTTCAAAATTGATCTCTGTATCTTTCTTCACCAAGCGGAATCCTTCCAGAAGCGCATTTTTATTCACTTCTATGTTCTCATTCATACCCTCCAGCAAGCCGCCCGAAGGAATTTTCAGGTAAAATTTGGGGAGAATTACGGCTTTAGCGTGAGCTTCAACATCTGCTCGCATAGGGTAAAATACTACTTTGTCAGCCATTTCAGTGAATATAGGATCGGTTGGATTTGCGCGTAAATTCTTCATTTGCTCCTCCGTCTTTTCCGATTCCTCATGAGCAAGGCCAATTATTTCTTCTATTGTAGTACTTACCCCAGGTGCGGGCTGTTCACTAATTTCCTCTGGATCAAACGTTATTTTTTCAGGGTCAATATCATCAGCAGTGGTTTCTGTACTTTCTGCAAATAACTCCTTTTGAATTTCTTTTTCCTTTGCCTGAGCTATATCCTCCGGCGTCACTTTGTTCTCGGCCCTATAATCTTTCTCACTAAACCCTGCGGCCTGCAAACCCTGAATGATATTTTGTAAAGTGTTTTCAAATTTCAGGGAGGCAGTCAATACATACGACATATTGAGGAGTGTCTGCTTATGGGCAGTAACATAGGGTTGGCGAAGAACCCGGCCAACAATTTGTTCCACATCTACTGCCGATGATCGATCAGCCAAAGAAGCTAAAATATAGGCAAAGGGACAATCCCAGCCTTCTTTCAAAGCATTCACTGTAATGATGTAGCGAACCTGGCAATCAGGGGAAAGCAGGTCAACGCCTTTCAGTTCATTGATCGTGGCAGTTTTGATCTTGATCTGTTCTTCCGGAATTTTTGCTTTAATCAATAGTGCTTTTAACTTCTCAAAAGTCGTATTTTCCTCACCAGTTTTGGGCTGTGCCTGGAATAGAACGATAGGCCTGATATACTTACCGCCTGCTTTCTGTTCGGCAATTGCCATTTGTTCCAGACTCTGCCGTAAGTGCAGGGCACTGTCAATCACTTCCGTTTTCTCCCTATGGTTGTAGGCAATAATTGGCAACTTGACCATGTGCTCTTTTTTGAGCTTCATGGCCGACACCATACTTACAATATTTGAATTTTCTTTGGGAGTCGCTGTAAGATCAAGAATATAGCTTGGATTCAGAGCTTTAAGCATTTCCACGCTTAGATCACTTTCGGCGTTATGGCTTTCGTCAACTACTACTACGGGATTAAAACTGCGAATTATATTGATCAAGGCAGACTCGTCCGTATTTTCTAAAACGTGCTCCTTATCAGTCAATTGATCGACAAAAGAAGCCAATTGACCATTTTCCTGATACACTTTCCGATCATCTTTGTTTCGAGCCCGCAGGCTGGCAAAGCTCATAACAATGATACTGAGCTGTTCTCTAACAACCCCGGGGTTAAAACTTGCCCCTTGCAATAGTTTATTCTTATCGTAAACGTCTACCCGATGGTTGAATAGTGTATTGATCTTCTGCCGGTAGGGATGGTTAGGGTCACTTAGACTATTAACAGTTTGATCCAGCAGGTTGCTCCAGGGTACAAGCCATACCACAACCTTTGGATCCTCCTTCGGCATTCGATCAAAAATCACTTTTAGCGCATTGCAGGCAATAAACGTTTTCCCGCCAGCAGTAGGAACTTTCACGCACAAATGCACGGCTTTTGGAATCGTTTTCAAGTAGGGCCGCATGCCTTTGCGGGTAATCGGATTGTATGGACCCAACCGCTCCTCCCAATACGTATCAAAGGCTTTCGCCGGATCCTGCATGGTAGTAAGGTAATCAAAATAGGTGCGAAGGTCGTTCAGGACATCCTGTTGGTAGCTTTTTAACTCCATATGGTTTAGAAGCGGGTTATATCGCGTGGAATTTTCTTAAAAATTATATTTTTGGCTAACATGAATTCCTCTGAAAGCAGGCAGTTATCAGCATAAATTACATACTGATCTGCCTTGACTTTGACGAGAGCCAGAAAATCAAAATTCAGCTCAGTCATAGCATCGGGTTCATAGAAAAAATAGTAGGCGCATTCATCCTTTTTTCCCAGTAGGTATTCGCCCGCTGCCTGAGATTCATAGGCTGTACGGGTTTCAGAATACCACACATACTGCCGGATCCGTTCCGTGCCAACACTTTCATTTAGATTATCGTATTCATCAAATAGCGGCTCCCCAAGCGTGTAGTAGTCAAAGATCCCTCCGGTACCTTCCACGGCTTTTTCGCCTTCTCCATAGCCATTAATGACCCGCTTGACCCGCTCAGCAGTTGTAGTTTCGGCATATTCTTCCATTTCAATTAGTATAAAGTTTCGCGTACCAGAATCTTCCAAATTTAATTTCAGTGTGGCATTACCTGTTGTGCCAGAACCAGCAAAGGAATCCAAGATAATATCATCCAGAGAACTGATTGATCTCAAAATTTCAGTTATTAGTTCTAGTGGCTTTGGATAATTAAATAGCTTCTTACTGAAAATTTGACTTAACTGTGTAGTCCCTTTTACAGTATAGAAATCTTTTTCCTGCCATAGAGTTGGTATTTCACTTCCCACAGTAAGATTACTACCAAATGTTAAAGTGGGAGCTGCAGGTTCTTTTCCATTTACTTCAAGTTTTCCAGATTCAATTTTTTTTATTACCCCATCAGGTAAATATTGAATACTATATTTATTCTGACTTTTCTTAGATCTATTTTTACTTATTTTGATATAGCCTTTTTCCCAATCTTTAAGCAATCTTGCTGGGCTTAAACGCCATACACAGTCTTTCCCTTTTGAGGTGGTTGGCCAAATCGCGACTGTACCTTCTGGCGCCTCATTGTAATCAAATGGAAAATTTTCTGGTTTGTCGATATACTCTCCTGTTTTTATTCTTTCATGAAGAGATTCTCCGATTCCAGCAAGAGTGCCGTTATCAGTATTGATAAATATAGGATAAGTTTGATTAGGCCTTTGAGTCTTATCAAAAGTGGCTAATGTCAATCCTTCAAAAGGTGTCCTTAACTTGCCACCTGTAAATAGCAATGGATTTGGTTTAAAGTCATATGGTACAATGAAAATTAAATACTCATGTTGAAAATTAAACCCACCAGCAGGCTTTCCACCAGAAGTCTGAATTGTTATGCAGACTATTTGCTTTTTAGCAAAAATCTCATTACAAATTTGGATTAGGTTAAAAACCTCTTGATATCCGATACTAATGACCATTCTACCATCTTGAGACAGTAATTTACTTAGAAGCATCAATCTAGGATACATCATGCAAAGCCACTTATCATGCCTTGTCAAATCTTCGCCTTCCTTGCCGACAACAGTGGCCAGCCATTTCTTTATTTTGGGGTCATTGACGTTATCATTGTAGACCCATCCCTCGTTTCCGGTGTTATATGGTGGGTCAATGTAGATGCAATTGACTTTGCCTTCGTACTCTGGCAAGAGGGCTTTGAGGGCTTCAAGATTGTCGCCGTGGATAATCTTGTTACCGCTCTGGGTAGGCGTTCTTGTCTTACCGGAATCGCCAGAAAAACCATATTCGTGATTCAGTACTCGGTAGGGAACATCCAGATGATGGTTAACCACCTTATCTTTTCCGATCCAATGAAGGGTAGGCATATCGTGGAATTAGTTAAAAATCTTGTAGGGGTCACAAGATAGTTTACCACGGTCAATTTTTCAGCTTCCAAGGAGAAATTTATGATGGGTGAGGGGGAAGACTGGCTGTTTCGGCTGAGAGTCTGGATTTTGCTTTGGAGGGATTTTGGTACTAATGTTCAATTGAAGAACTGAGCTTTAACACAAAACCCACGCTTTTGCATCAGTATTGTTTTGTGAATGTGCTGCTGTCTTTCCGAAGCAGCCAAACAAGTAAGCACAACGATCTTTTAGTTGATTGATGAAGGATCGCATGGTATCATTTCTGCACCAAACTTTTTATTTTCATTTTCCATCCGTCAATGTTTGAATGTTGAATTATTCCAATACTTTTAAAAGGATTTTCCGTTGTTTTAATTGAATATCTAAGTTTTCTCCTCTTACTATTTTCTCCTGATGCAATGAAGTCAAATAATCTTTGCACATCTTCTGTGTAGGAGTTGTCGCTTGTTTGAAAAATGTAAGTTGCTCTGTTTATAAGAGTGCTTTCCCAAATGATATAAACGTACTTTGGATTCTTTACTGTGAAAAGAAAAGTTTCCTCGTGCGAAATAACTTTATCGTTACTCAATAAAATTTCTGTCGTTGGGATAATTTTGAAATCATTGCTTTGAATCTCGCATAAAAAATTAAGGTATAAACTTCGTTCCTTTATTTTGAAAAAGTAAAAAAGATGTTGGTTCAAAATGTTTTTCAGCTTTAATAAGATTTTTTCAATGGTAGTAGATTCGAAGTCGTTGAAATAGTTATTGATTTCGTCTTGAATTGAAAGTATGTTTAATACACAATTCAGTTCAGATAAATCACTTATTGAAGAAATTTTATTTCCCAGCATTGAAACTGATAATGGATTCAAGTCAGATTTTAAAAAATAAGGTTTTAAAAACTCATAGGAACTACGAGATTCCAAAAGTTGAAACGGTTCTGAATACTGCCCGTTAATTATTACTCTTATCTGAAAGTTTTCAAATTTGACATTGCTCCAATCGATTGTTGTATGAACTTCTTCTAGGCTTTGTAAGTAAGTTTTTTGTTTTTCAAGTTTCGCAATTTCTTCGGCATAATATTTCTTCAGGTGAACAGGTATTGAACCCATTTTTACTTTATCCTTTTTCATTTTCGGAACTTTACTATTCAACTTGGTAGTTAGTTCAGAAATTTTTTTATCTATTGCTGATATATCCACGATCTATTTATATCTTGATAAATTTTTCGAGTTAGTACTACTGTTCAAATGGGTCGGTTATCAATCCAAATATTTTTTTTGCTTTGCAAAGACGTTGGTTTTCAGAATTAAACTTTATTAGAATTATAGAATTTCAATAAAGCACTTTACCTACTTTGAAGCACAAAACCTAAGCTTTTTCAAAACCGCTATTTGCGGTTAGTTGTTTTTTTAGTCGTCCTTTTTCTGTTTTAGCTTCTTTATTCTTTATCTTTCAAATCGGCTTTGTTGCTTAGTTTCCTGAAAGAGCATTTTGACCTGACTTTAGCCTGATGATTGGCAATATAGGTCGTCAATTTAAATTGAAAAGAGTACTTAGATACAATAATTTTCTCATTTGACTCTTCCAAATTTAGGTTTTTTCAGTTAGTTAAAGAGCTATGTAATAGGGAATCTCAAATCTTCAATTTTATCTTTCCAAATAAATTCAGAATCATTTCCTTTCTTCGATATACCTTCACTATTTGTCCTTTGCGTACTTGAAACTAGCCAACATCCTTTTCTGGCTCTTGTAATTCCAACATAATGCAAGTTCAGATCTTGTGTCCAATCACCATAAATAGGATTATTGAAATCGTTATTATTTCCAGGTTGTTTATTTGGAAACACCCATTCATATAGGTCTAAATGAAAAACAAAATCATATTCTAGTCCTTTTGATTTATGTAAAGTCAATATATTGACTTCGTTTTCATTTGCTGGTTCGTATGATTTTAGTTCTATAGCATTTTCTAATACAGATTTCAATAGATCTATTGATTCTTGTCCTTTTGAATTAGGGGCAATAATTTTAGCAACATTTATGAACTCGATAATTAGTTCTTCTTTATTTAATGTATTTGATGAAAAAAAATTTACAATTTTTTCTTTTGAACTTTTAAGCTTTTGTAAATCACTATTGCTGAAATTGTCATATGATGTAAATAATTCAATAACATCATTAAATTTATAGTTTTTATCATACCCAAAACTTAGTAAATTTGAGAATATTGATGACCACACATTAAGGTTCGTGTCTAATTCATTACTGACTGATAGTTTATGAGGTTCTTTAAGCTCGTTGTTTATAATTTCACCTGTTCTAGTTGTCCGTGTTAATATTGCAATTTGGTTGCGTTTTTCAATTTTGAAGGCTTCCTGGGTAATTTTTATATTTTGGTCTAACCATTGTGCAATCGCTTGCTCATTGCCCTTAACTCTGGAAAAAAATATTAAATTATTTTCTGTAGAAATTAATTCGGTTTTTGGATTGAGTAGATAGTTTGAATAATTTATTATTGAAGGGTGACAGCGATGATTTTTGTCCAATTTAAAATATTTAAAAGTTTCATCCTTAGTCAATTCTTCTAAGTATTTTGCATCTTTCCCTGAAAAAGCATAGATAGATTGATTTAAGTCGCCAACTGCAAATGCTTTAATATTTAAAAGTTTAATTTTTTGAAAAATTTGATGCTGCTCAAATCCTGAATCTTGGTACTCATCAATATAAATGAATTTATATCTTGCTCTTATGTAATTTCGACAGGCGACAGAATTAGTATATACGTAGTTTGCTAAAACACCAATGGATTCAATGAATATTAGCCCTTTTAGAAAATATGACTTTAACAAATCAATATTTGAGTCGGAAATTTTTTCTAAAGTTAGTTTTCTATTAAACCAATTAAAATTTTCAATTTCGTCATGAGATAAAGATGTTATTTTAGTTATTTTCACATCAGTACTTGGAACACCAAAAAGATATTTTGCAAATGGGATAATTATTTCTGAAAGATTGAATTTGTCAATAGTTCCAAAAAAAGAACTTTTTGGGTTATCGCCATTGGAAAGACTTCTATTTTTTAGTTCTATACTTGCTTTGTTTGTATATGAAATTGCTATTACACCTTGATGTTCAGGCAGACTTCTTAAATGGCATTTTATTTTTTCGGAAATGACAAATGTTTTACCGCTACCAGGTGCAGCTATAATAACCGAATTGCCATCGTAATCAAGAATTAGTTTTTGTTGTTCAGTTGGTTTCATTCTTTCTGCATTTCTTCAATAATCTCTTTACATTTTAGCAAAGGCTTGGCAATTGGATCTTCGGATAATTTTTTTAGACTTTCTTTATTGTTTCGTAAAAATTTAAACATAAACGAGGCTTTTCTTTTTTGCATTTCATTAATGATTTCATGTTCACCAATATCGCTAAAATAATTTTTTAAATCTTCTTTAATTTTAGTGTTGAATAAGTCATTTTCTAAATCCCTATTAGATAAATAAATTTTATATCGTTCAAGGTCTTTAATAATTATTGAAGCTGATTTAATATTAATTTCAGAAGCATTAGGATTATTAAATCCTTTTAGATGGCTTTCATTTTCTTTTAGTAATTTTTCTGTTGTTTCGTCCTTCTGAAAATAATTTTTACAAATACTAATACATCGCTGGATACCAGCAAAACGATACTCTTCTTTCTTGGGGATTTTAAAAATGTCATTATCAGTTCTTAATACCCAATCAATGTCTAAACTATTTAGGATTTTAATAAATGTTGAAAATCCAATTCCGTCAACCATTAAAATACTTATGTTTAGTCTATCCAAGTCTATACTTAGCTGAATTGATAGTGTTTTATAGAATAATTCTTCGGAAACGCCTTCTACAAGAAAAACTACATCAGAAAAAAATGCTTCAGCAGGAATTATACTTAGCCTATACCCAAAATCTTTAAAAGTGTTACCAATTATTTCTGAACAACCATTTGAAGCAGCTTTAGTTTCCCCTTTTTTATTGAATAATCGGACTATTGAATTAGGACTAAATTCTGATGCAATTTGAGGCGAATGAGATGTCAATAATACTTGTCCTTTTATTGATGAGTTTAAATATTCTGCAAGTTTACGTTGCTGATGTGGATGTAAATGTGCTTCGGGTTCTTCAATACAAAAGATTGTAATTTCTTTTAGACTATCTTTTGTCAGTTCATTTCTTGAAGACCATAGCGCAAGATAAATTTGATTTAATCGTCCATCACCGCCAATTAAAACACTTTGATCCTTACTTTTAGAAGCTATCGAAACACTATTTATAAATTTATCTACATTAGATGAACTTGCATCAAATACAATTTTTTGCTTAGTATGATGTAGTGACAATTTGGAAAGTTCTTCATTGATTGTATTTGTTGCGGAAGATATGAAATTTAGTTTGGGAATATTTTCATCAACATTTTTTAGTTGTAATTGAATTTCAGAATATAGTTTTTCGTCTTGAGTAACTTCGTCTTCCTCCCTATTTTCTTTAGCAATTTGAAATAAATATGCTTTTTCTCTGTTTATGTAATTGTGTAGATCTCTTCTGCTACTAATATACTTCACATTTAATACTTTTCTATAGTATCTATCTTCAATTTCTTCAATTAAGTCATTACTAGGTCCAGCAAAAAATTGAAATGTTTTGACTTTAGTGATTTTATCACGAAATGCTTTATATACTAAAATAAGTTTATTGTCGTCTCCTATCTTCCCTTTTAGTTTTGAAACAACACAATCTTCAATTACATCGTCAAAATGTAGTTGAATCGTAAACGTATTTGTTTCTTCAAAAGCATAAAAATCCGAGTCTTTGGGTTCAATGTCGTAGTCAGATAAACTTCTGTCTAATAAAAGTCTAATTGCCCAAAGTAAATTGGTTTTCCCAACATCGTTAGCGCCAATGATTAAAGATTTTTTAGCAAGATTTATTTCACTATTTTTGAAGTTTCTAAATCCTTGAAGTTTTACAGATGCTAAAATCATATTTTTTAATTAGCTTGTTTGGTTTTTCCGAATTACCCTTTTTGACTCTATACTGTCCTCCCACAATTATCCCCAAAATCTATATATTTAAAACTTAATTATGGTTATACTCCCGAATTGTAATATAATGGTATTTGAGTAAGCATTTGGTTCTGTTCCATTATACCATTGCATTTTCTATCGCCAATACCCCCTAAGGTAAAAAACGTTTAATTTGATTTTATAACGGTGACAAGATAGCACAACCCACTCGTATACAAATACTATTGTAGAAATTTAGAATCAGTCTAAGGAAGATACTCCCCACTTTTACTTGCCTTCAGTCTGCTCTTTCAACGCCTTTGTTATCAATACCTGCGTCCGTTCCATCATCCGCCGCCGCATCACATTCAGAAAATCTACTTTCGTACGGTTGTACCAGTTTGAGCTGCGCTTTCTCCGGACGGTGCCAACTCGTTTCTTATGCATGGCAATGGCCCAGGCAATATGCCGGGCGTCTGATTGTTTGGTCGGGATCTTTCGTTGCCCAAACCGGTTCACAAAGGTAAATTTGTCCAGCCCTACCTTATCAACATACTCTTCTAGTACATCTATGGAAGGCATATTGAGGTACGTAAGTGAGCGCATATCCTTCATCCGGCCATAGCCTTTGAAGTAAATGTCTCCGGAGACGGCCAGCTGCCCGGCCTGATGGTTGATTTGATACTCAAAGCTATTTCTGAGCTCGGAGGTAAGCAATAGCCCACTCCGCTCAATAGCTTTTTCAAAATAGCCTACGGCATCACGGGTGATTTCCGTGGCCAGGTCAATGATCTCCTGATTTAAATCATCTGAAATCATGCTCAGGCTTGTTCAATCACTAGGATCAGTTCATCATCGCCCCAGGCTACCGGTACATTGGCAAAGCGAAACGTCTGATTTCCATTCAGGACCGGACTGGAAAGGTTTTTAGTCGGGATCCTGATCTTGTAGGGCAGGGTAGGAGCTGAAGCAAAAGAGGCCTTGATGTCCAGCGTGTAGGTACCTGCTACAAGACCAGCGGCCGCATAACGCACATCAACACTATACGCAGTATTGGCAATGACTTCCACCTCATTTTTGCGGACAGCCGCAATCGGATTATAGGCTGCACCCGTAAAGCCAATTCCATCGCCGGGGCAATTATTCCGGAGTCCAAGCGGAATTGGGCTCGCCAATATACAGCTTCCATTCTGATTGGCGCTGCTTTGCGTGTCCAATGCAGCCCAGGCTACCTGAGCTCTGGCATTAGCGTCTGTTTGGCTACTTTCCGAGCCGTATACACCAGCCGGAATGGTGATCATCCAGCGGGTACCTACGTAACCGTCTGGACATCCAATCTTCATAAAGGAAGACATCCCTGTAATTTCCTCGCTTAGAAAAGTAGTTAAGCCTGGCGCACAATCGGCACTGATCCAGGATCCAATGTAGCCTTCTGTGCCGGGATTGTTGGGCTTTTGGGTATAGGGCTTTACATCTTCGCCCGTATCGAGGTAGTATTTTACCAGCAAACCATACCTTTTCAAATTGGTTCGTAGGCCAGAAACTGCGTTCGTTTCACAAGCCGGGGCATCCCCACGCCATGAGGTTGGCCGAGCCGGGACCGGAGGCAGTATCGGCAATTTGCTGTACGAACGCTCAGCATTGGTGTAGCGGAAGGTCATGGACCGGTTGATCAGCGTCTCGGCATCATCCAGCGGCAGATAGGATTCTGTCATGGGCAGTAGCGGAATCATTTCCCGATCGGTGATCAGATAAAACTGCTCGGAAAAATAAAGCTCCTGCCACCACTCCCGTTGAGCCTTGGCCTGATGGGCCGGATAACCAAAGGCCACCGACAGCTGCCGTTCCCCCGTAACCCGGTTGATCACCTGCTCGCTCGATGTGGGCAGAAAGTCAAAGCCTGTAAAGCGGTCGGCCAGTTGTCGTGCCACAAGCAGACTCTCACTACCGCTGCCGGTAAAGGCGATCGTGTCAAATGCTCCTAAGCTATTTTCAAAGATCAGGTACCGTACCTGTCGATGCTGGGTGGTATCCATTATATAAGTCCGGGTTTCTGAAAGCCGTTCTTCATTTTCATTGGAAAGCCAAACCTCATATCTCAGCACGGGTTTGGCCAGACTCATGAGCCCCAGTGCCTGTACACCAACGGGAATGCAGTAGGCCGTCATGGCTGTAATGCCTGCCAAAGTTTTGGCTGTAAAGGTCTGCCGGGTAAAATCATCAAATTGTAGCTGAACCCGAAGGTGCAGTTCAGCCGGGGTCGGGCTGAAATTGGTCAGGAAGGTCAGGAATTCGGGTTGATCCGGACGGATACTCAGGCCATTAGGTTTATACGTCAGGAATTTTCGCCCCTGGGTGTAGCGGGTGAAAAAGGTAGCCTGAAAATCGGCATAGTCCGCAGGGCCGATACCGGCCCTAAAAACGGTGCCGATTGGGAAAAGAGACTCATCAATCAGCGTTTCACCCTCAAACCTTCGGGCCTTTGTATAAAACGAGGAAGTCAGTGTATCGCAGACCGAAATCACCTGCTGACCAAATGCGGGAGGGCAGCTCATCAGCTGAGAGTGAAGCAGCTCCGACAGATCAAAGTAGGCACCTGCGTAAGTGACCACGTCGGCAAAGCTTTTAGGCGGTTCTTCCGAGGCTTCCAGCGTGGTGAGCAGGGCATATTCTGATGCCTGAAAAAACTTCGGCGTGTAGACATCCAGCAAATAGCGAAGGCCGGCGCGAACGGGAAAGGTTGCCGGGTTGACCGGATCCACATTGACAATGATCGGGTTTTTCGAGAGCGCCAGATCTTTGGGAGTAATACTAGCTAAGTAATCCATTTGCGTTCAGGTGAAGTTCAAATTCAAGTCTCCACCCATGGTGGTTATTTGCCCAGGCACGATCTACGGCCGATTTGCGCATTTTGGCAAGGTTGCAGTGCACAAAGCCTTTGGACCGGTTGTCGGCCCGCATTTGTTTTTGGAGTTTGTAAATGATCCGGATGGAATCAATTTCAGCCTGAATTTGCTCCTGTGGCCGGTCAAGCGGTGGAGCAAAGATGATACTTACTCCGCCGTAGTAAATCTCGGTCAGCTGACTGGCGTCGTTGTCATCCGAAATGATTTCGGGTTGTTCGAGCCACATAAACGGGTAGTTGAAGCCGTCCGCTCCGGTGGCGTACTGTATACCAAGCTCTACACCTCCATATAGAAAGTACTCTATATCCGGGCTGAGCTGGGCAAACTGCTTGAAGTAATTGATATAGGATTCAAAATCGGCACTGCGTAGCATACCTCCATGGGATTTGGTAGGCTACAAACGTAGGGAGTAGAAAGGAGTTGGAGTAGGACAGAAAAGTTAAACCTATTCTGCCTGCATCAGGCGGTTTGCTTCATCCATTTTTACCTTCTTGTGGGATAAAAAGAGCCAAATGGTATGAATATTGGTTTCACAAACGGCGTCAAAATTGCCATGAACGCGGTTTTCGGCCACATCTTCAATGGTTGAAAGCCAGCCTTCGCCATTTTTAAAGAGCTGCCGGGTGCTTTCATCCGATTCGTAAAGCTTTTCATAGCGCCGGATAAAGGCATTGTTCATTTCCTGCCAGTACAGCAGTACCGGTATGATCTGCTGAAAATTTAGCTTCCTGAACCGTTTGGCGCGCTGCTGCGCTCGCAAAGAGTTGAAGACCTCCCGATTTTCGCCGTTGTAGGAGGGAAGCCATTGCCGGATCCGCCAACCAATTCGTCTTGGGCGAAGGATGGTGCCCAAAAATTCAAAGAGTGCTTGTGGATTTGGAGCCTTCGGATTACTGAAAGCCAGATACTGAATATTGGCCATGGCCACTTCAATCGTCGAGCTGTCGGCATAGGTGGGCTCAGGCAAATAGTACCGGCGATGACTGACCCTTAGATAGTCAAAAGGCTTTTCTTTGAGCGGCTCGGAAATAGACCAGGCAAGACTAGAATACAAATCCTGCCGGGCCAATAGGGGGAGCGAGCTCACTTTTGAAATGCCGCTTAGAATTTCTGCCAAATGATCCATCAGGGGCAAGGTAGCCGCAGGATCTTCATTGGCTTTGATCGTCAGCACTATTGGCAAGGCTTTTAAAATCTGATTCCGGCTGCAATCAGACCAGCATTTCGGCAGGATTTTTCTCATCTTCATAGGCTTCAACGATTTCCCACCATATTTTTTCTTTCCGATCCAGGGCCGCCACTATTTCAGCAAATAGCGGGTCAAAGGCTTTTTTGCTTTCCCGAACGCAGTACTCCCCATCTTCCTGCCCGTAGGACAAACCTACAATCAAACATCCCCGGGTGTCCCGAATCCAGTTTCCCTTGTGGGCATAGATGTACTCGAAGGCCGGCACATTCTGTAGCCAGGGCAGTTTTCTTTTGAAGGCCGGTGATACTCTTAGCTTCACTTCAAACCGTCCGGTCGGAATGGCCGTTTGACTATGGACCTTGATTTTCAGGAGTTCAGCCAGTGTCATGGTGGACTTTAGTCCCCGGTCCTTGTCTTCCAGAATATACCCTTTCCAAACACCATCCACCCAGTATTTGGAAAGGGTACTGTTCTCTTTTTTTATAATTCGTTTTTGGAAAATTTCCATACACTTTTGGAAAATAAAATACGATACATGGAAAAATTCTTACACTTCCGGCTTTTTGGTGCCGCTGGGCAGGTACTCTGCAAGTTTCTGCCAGGCCAGAAGAAAGATGGTCTTTTTGCCAATGGCCGCGTAGTTTTCCTGCACCGACCAGAATTCTGCCGCCATCATGGCCACCAGCGCGGCATATTCAAATGCGTGAAAGACGGTCACCTCCTGATCTTTGACCTGGAAGTGAGCCAGGCCGTGTAGGGATCCAAGCATGATCAGGTAGTACGTGATTTTTGAGAACGTCTTATCCTTGAATACTTTGGAATTTGGCGCGGGATTCACTCCCGGATTCAGATTATGCAGATACTTCACCCGCTTAATTCCTGCCATGGTATCGTAGGCAATCATCAAAAACAGGGAGGTCAAATACCGGAAATCGGCGAAGATGTAGATCTCCACAAATTCCACCAGCCAAATTCCTAGGCCTAAAAACAGCGCAGCAAAGGTTGTCCAGGGATTATCGATCAAAAAAATGCAGTAATTCTTACCCGCCAGGGCGATACTTTCAAGGTAGTTTTTCATAAAAAAATTGCGGTTAAGGAAAGGGGACCAATAGGCCTGCCGCAAATCCTTCCGCTCTGCCCCGCCATAGTATCCATTTTCGTTTCTTTTTTTCATTTTCAAAGGCACCTTCAAAGGAGCGTTTTTCCAGCAGTCGCAACAGGTTTGTAAATCGCAGCTCGTTTCGCAGGCTACGGTTTTCTTCTCTAAGGTTCTCATTGGCCTGTGTTTGAATGCGATGCATGGGTTTCAGACTTTCGTACAGGATCAGGCTGTCCAGAAGCGCGTCCTGAATCTGCTGCCCGGATACGGGCTTCGATAACTGCCCGCAGGCTGTCCCGTTTGAAAGCCAAAGCAGGACTGCCACGAAAAATAAGCTGCGCCAGACTATCATGAGAAATCCTGGCAGCCGCATACTTCTGATCATAATAGTTGACGGAATCATGTGCAATACGTGCTTTATTGGAATAATGGGTCAGGCTATCGGCCGATTGTTCAAGCAGGGTTTTGGAGGTGGTTTTCCTGCACGCCTTGTAAAGGACTATGCCCATAGCTATAGTCAGGACGGTTAGCAGAAAGGCGGCAATTCGAGCTGTGTTCATACGCTCAGTCTTTACGGGCTTCTCCCCAAAATTCATCATCCACCGGCTGCAGGTAATTACTACCCGTCCAGGCGGGGGCAAAAATGTCTTTTCCCTGCCAGTAGGCGGGAGTGATGGAAACTTCCGTAACGGGCCGTTCGGGACGGACGTAGGGTTTACCGATATACTTTTCAGACAAATAGCGCAGGTGCGGCTCCATCCCCCGTATTTCCGCCGGGCAGTAGGACATGCTCAGGTGAATGACCTGAACGCCGGCCGCGTAGCTTTTCTCAAACTCCCGTTCAAGTTGTCCCAAATTGATACCGGTGCAGTAGCCATTTGAACTCAAATCGAATGGGTCGTACTCATTCATGCTGATTTTCCCCATGCCCAAATTGATGGCGTTTACAAGCTGCTTGCGCGAGTTATCCCACCGGTCATTTCCATCCGTGCCAAACATCCCATCAGCACTTGCGGCCTGACTGGCAAAATTGGCATGCAGGTACCAGGCGTTCTGAGGTGATCCGGCGTCGGGATACGAATACACCGAAAGGATTCTCCCTGAGGATCCATCTTTAACGGCCTTTGTGAAGTTCTCAAAATACCGGGTGAGCGTCAGGGAAATGAACCTGGCAAAGTCTTTTCCAAGGTCGGTTCCCATGTCCAGGGCAGCACCATTTTCCCATTCCACAATGTAGGGCCGGGCGTAGGGCAAATTTTTTGCTTGCCTGAATTTTTGGAATCCTTCCTGAAATACGGGTTCAAAACCAGTGATTTCTTTGGCCCCGCCATAGCCTTCACCAACAACCGGATTCGTAAATTCTTCGGCACTTGCCGTGCCAATGCTCAGGTAGTAGGCTCCTTCGTAGGTATTTAGTTCAGCTGATAGCTCCCGAACGGCGGTATAAATTTTTTCATTCATCAGCTCGGAAGCCAGCGAGCCCATGCGCTTATCTGTCTCGATCTCGTGTTGTTTCCCGCGATGTCCGGTGACGTAGTGACCTTCCGGAATAAAATTGTCTCCTTCTTTTCGCCACGGCCAAAACAGGACGGATAGTTTCAGCCCGCGCGCGCGGCAGTAGGCAATCACTTTTTGCAAGCCCTGCCTGGTGAAATTGCCCGGAGCTGGTTCCCACTCATTCCACCGGATGTTAAGCCTGATGCCGGTAATACCATAGCCCCACTCGTACTGAAAGGCTTCGATGCGCTCGGGCCAGTCGTGATGAAGGCCATTTTGAGCATAAGGCTCGTAGCCAAAGCCGGTGAGGTTCATGAATAATTCGTAGGTTCCACGCTCCGCAGAGACTGGTGGAACCACTCTGTCAGGAATCACTACGCCGGTTTCTTTGCCCGGAATCAGAAATTCTTTCTGATCAGATCCAGTGCAGGTACTGCCCGATAGGGTAAGGGTGTAGATACCCGGTTCAAGTCGGGAGTACTGGACCTGAATCACGCTCGAGCTGGGCCTGATCTGTCCGGAGCGGACGAGCTGGCCGGCCTTGCTAATCTGGAAGTTCAGGCCGAACACATTCTTTCCGTGAAACTGGATCCGTGCTCCGGTTTGGCTGATTTCAAAAATACTTCTGATTTCGGGACCGGCGTCACAGGGCAGTAAGGATGGATCCGTATTCACAGGAGGCGTTACGGGAATAGTGGGCGGTAAGCCCGGACGATTCAGGATGGAATCAACGTAGGTTTTCACCCAGTCCTGACTGGCAATTTTGCCGCTTGGGAAAGTCAGCGTAGTTTGGGACTGAGCGGCCACAGGGCCCAACAGGAGCAGTAGCCCCCACAACATTTTTTTCAT